AAAATTGTTGAATATAAGCACTTTACAAATACACCTCACGGGCTTCCCAAGCCTGAAAGGCGGGTTCGACTCCCGTATCCCGCTCAAGACGATAAGGTGTTGAAAATCAGATAGTTACGATTTTTTACACCTTATTTTTTGTTCTGAATAAATCATAAAACATGACTTTTTGATGACATATTTTGCATAATAGATAGTTTTTAATAGGTAGTTTTGTGAGTAATATGTGAGTAAAATGTGAGTGCTTGCTAAAAGTGTGAGTAAAATTATGAGTAACAGCATCAAGACTTACGTAGAAGCAAAATCTTTGAAGGTTTACTTCATCATCAATTACAGGTTCAAGAGATTTCAGGTCTATACAGGTCTGACGAGCACTGTAAAATTTAATGGCATGATATTCCCGAAGAGCGTACCTAACAACAAAGCCAAGACAGCGCAGCTGGCAAGAATGTATGCTTCCATAGAGGAATACATGTACATGAATAAAGAAATGCTTCCGTCCAGAATGAAGGACGAGATTAAGACTCTCATATCCGGAGGCGATCCTGCCGTTGAGAAGAACATTCTTTTCTATATAGATGAATTCCTAAAGACAAAGGTCAAGGAGAGCACAAAGGAGGTATTTTTGAGAACAAAGAAAAGAATTGACGATTTTGATCATCATGCAGACTTTGACACTATTGACAGAGACTGGCTTGAGAGATTCCAGGCGCACGAGAAACGTAAAGGCCGCATGACTAACGGAATTGGTATAGACCTAAGAAACATACGTACGGTGTTCAACTGGGCCATAGACAACGAAATAACGGAGAAATATCCGTTCCGTAAGTTTTCTATCAAGACAGAACGTCAGCAGTATCTGTATCTGAATGCTAATGAGCTTCGTGAGTACAGAGATTTTCCTGTAGAGCCGTTCATGGAGAAATATAGGGATTTATTTATGCTTGGGTTCTATCTGATAGGCATCAATCTGTCTGACCTGCTTGAGCTTCCTGCAAAATGTATCAAGAGAGGGCGTATCCAGTACAGGCGCAACAAGACTGGCCGCCTGTATGATATCAAGGTTGAGCCGGAAGCAATGAAGATAATTAAGAAATATAAAGGAACCGACCATCTTTTGTGTATTCTTGATGACGGCACGAAAGAATCAAGCTTCCGCAGAACGCTTGGAGATTACTTGAAGAGAATCGGTCCGACCGAGATGAAGAAGAACAAGCGAGGTGCCTTAATCAAGAAGGAAATCAAGCCACTTCACAAGGATATAGTATGGTATACTGCCAGAAGAAGCTGGGCAACCATAGCGTCGGAACTCGATATCCCGAAAGAAACAATAGGTAAGGCACTCGGTCATAGCGAGTGGGATTCCTCAACCACTGACCTCTATATTCAGTTCGATAACAAGAAGATAGACGAGGCGAACCGAAAAGTCATCGACTATCTGAACGGGTAACAAGGAAAATCCCCACGCCATCGGCAAATGACGTGGGGAAAGTTGTTTTATGACAAGTATCTATTTGTAGAATTCGCTAAGTTCCTTTTTAAGCTCAACGATTTTATCTGAAATCTCACTGATTTCCTTGTCGGTTCGATTCATCACTGATACCAGTTCTTCCAATGTTATCTTGTATTTACAGTAATTCAACTTTGCGTGCTCACATTCAAATTGTGCATTTCTCTTCTCTATGAGAAGACTGCAAAGGTCAATTAGTTTCTGTCTCCAAGCGCATCGCTTATTGGCAACATCTAGCTCTTTCTCTGCATAGTTCCGTCTCCAGTTGGCCTCTATCAGCTCCTTCTTCAGCTTCTCGTTGCAGCGAAGGGTGTAGCAGACTTCAGAAACGAGGAAAGTCATGATGAAGCAATCTGCAAATATATTCCAAAAACCAAGGAACGCCTCCGCAATACAGACGCAAGTCCCGAGGATGATGCATACGACAAAGATGTCGATGCGGTCAAAAATCATTTTTAATCTTTCTTTCATATACTCAATCTTTTAAGTAAATACGCAGATTTTACGTATTTAGATTTTTATTTATATTCAAAATATGGGATTTTCCCACCTTTTAGAACCCGAGCATCTGAGGTATCTCAATGCCGACATATTTCAGCAGATCACAGAATCTGTTGTCGTACTACTTAATCTGGGTCTGAGACTGAAACTTCGGGTCCTGGATATTCTGACCGAAGCACTCGAAGCCCTTGTTTAGCACCTTCCACTTCCAAGGCTTGTTCTTGTCTCTACTTGGGCGTGTTGCCTCGTGAATAACACCCTTAGCCATCAGGATCCTGTTGAACGCGACAGGAGTGAAAGGAACGCCATTCTCCTTAAGAAGGTCTTTTGCGGCGTGGAGCGTTGGAGCCTCTGTGCCGGCATTGACACCTGAAGGAAGTGCATCCGTAGGGATATCGAACTTTTCGGCAATCTTCTTTGCCCAGCATATCTTGCTTGCCTCGTTGAGATTGAGGGTCTTTATAGTCCAATCGGCAAAAGTAAGGTTTGCTTGCAGCTTATCATTCAAGGATGGCTGAGCGACGCTATACTGACCCGTCTTGCGGATAGAAGGAAGAACCTCGCTAGTTACCCAACGTTTGAACTTCTTTGCACGCTCCTGCTTACTGCCAAAGATAAGTGAATAAACGCCACTCTCGTTAACAAATGTTGCGGATTGCGTTCTACCCAAATTATCGATGATGTCACGTTTCGTTACATCATCTTTTTCCACATGGTCCGCAACAGCCTTACGACCATTTGAGTAACCAAGTGCATCTGTTACGTCATTCGCACAAAACAGAAGCTCTTCACTTGTATCGTCGGTAATGACGCGTACTTGCCCAAACATAGGGTGATTAAAAATTGTAATATTATTCATAATCTCTAACTCTATTAATTTATATACATAACGCCTCTATATCCATAGGACTATTTAACGTCGTTTATCTCTAATATTAGCCTTGATACAAAGCTCCTCGAAGACCTGCTCGGCGTGATCAGTAACGGAGTTGAACATGATGTTCTCATCATCCTTCTTACGCCATACGACATCTACCCTTCTCAGACGCTTCTTCTGCTCCAGGAAAAGCTTTTTCAGCTCGGGGTAGTTGGCCCCATCTTTAATCTCTCGAAGATTATTGAGGCTTATGAGCATCTTGTTGTTGGTGAATATCACCACAGACCCTCCATCCGGAATGGAGCAGGCGACCGATACTATAGTAAGCAATTCCATCTTGTAGGCAATGGTGTTTACCTGTGCCTTCGACGAGATTTTATACGTATCATTCCCTTTAAGGATGATATAGGCTCCACCTGTGGCTGAGCCATCGTAGTTTCCTACAGCCTTTACATAGGCTACATAATTGTTCTCCATAATTTCCTCTACTAAATTATTATTATTATTTATTTTCTCCCTCACACGCACGCTAGCATACTAGAAGCTATATATATTCTATAAGACTACCACTAACTAATAGTGTGAAAGCGTCAAAAACAGAAACACCAGCATTTAATCAGGCATTCCGAAGCCATTGTCCAATGGAACGAGAACGCCTTTCCTTGCAGTCGTGACACCTTTCTGGCTTTTCTTCATTTTGCCTCCGTATCCGTAGATGATGTGTCTGCCGCAACTTCTTTTTGCATCTCTGTCTGTGATGGCATACGAGCAAGGAATCGCAACATATACGTTATCTCCCTTCTCGAATGTCGGATTCTTCCTGCCGAATCTCATCAGCATCTTCTCGACCTGCCCTGGAGATCTTCTGTCTGCCATGTGCAGCTCGGCGTAGGTCGATGAGATTTCCTTCTTCTTCTTTAATCTCTTCTTTATACCACTTACGGAACCATGCGACATGCCAACTCCCTCCTGGAATTGCTTGATCGTAATGAATTTCGAGCGACACGAGCGAGTCTTATCTGTATTTCTACCACTAACGTGTGAGCTGTTCGCCTCTTCACTACCAATCTGTCTCAAAAACAAGAGTTCATTGAGTCTGTTGTAGATATCCTTGATGGTGTATTCTTTATTCACTTCGAGAGTGAACATGTTTGCGCCTTTGTAAGCCCTGCCATATCTGTTGAGCTTCCTTGTGTTATCCTTGAAGGATGCAACAGTGAAGCGACCATCGTCCTGGACGGAGAATAACTCGTCTGTCTTAATGGCGTTGAGTAAGAGCTTAGCTTTTGGCTGTCCGATGCGTAGGAAACTCATCAACTGTCTTGTTCCCATACCGAACATTACGGAATTGCTATGCTGCATCTTGCACCAGATGGCAAAGCACAATACTGTCATGCGCTTACTCCTTTCTACCTTGGAGTAACCGCAAGCGTATCGCTCTACTAAATCTACTCTGATGTTCAATGCTTTTGGCATAACTATATAAACGAAGAAACCCTAAACAGGGTCAAGCTGCTTAGGGAGTCTTCTATGATTAAAGTTCACATAACGTGAACGAGAATCCAATTTTGTTGAGCATTTCAAACCTTGACCCTTTGAATTGCGTTACAAAGATACGGCGATTTTTCAAACCTGCCAAAAGTTCGATTTTTGTCAAAAATCCGCTCATTCAAGTAAAAAGTAAAAACAAAACTCTCGAAAGTGCTGATTTGTTTTAATGTTTCGATTAGAGTAAAAACAATATTTTGTGCTATTTATTAAAGTATAGAATATTTACATTAACCATTTTTAAGGAAAAAGTGCGTTTTTTGATGTGTTTTTAGTGGTGACTTTTAATAAAATAGCCGCCTATCTGTTAAGTGATAAGCGGCTAGTTGTATGAATTAATCCTTGACTTCGCACACATGTTTTACGATATACGCGAAACCGACGAGCGCAACAGAAGATATAAAAGAGGCAATACCAATAAGTACCCTTTCCATTGCAGCACCGACCCTGAAATCTGAACCGAATACGGCAGTATATAGATTACCTAGTACTATTAGTATTGATACGACGGCGGCAGCATGTCCGGCAATCGTGAGAATCTTTACTACTAGTTTTTCACCCATAACTAATGACTTAACCGTGATGTCGAGGGCTTAGATGATTACTTATTCTCCTTATAGATGTTCTCCTGGTCGTCGATAGCCTTCTCCAACGTCCAATCTGCCTTCGGATAGATGCCATCGCCCAGGCCTGTGTTGAAGTTAACGTAATAGTTATCTCTATCTTCTCTTACTGTAATATCAGTACCATTGCGTTCAACATCTATTCCTTCGTTCTGGAATACCTCGAAGCCGTTTGAGGTTAACGAAAGGATAAAGTCTCCATCCGTGGCAAAATCAGCCTCATCATAATCGAGTGCCGAATCATCTGTATAAATCCATCCGTTCTCCTTGCAGATGCCACGAACCAAATTGCAGCAGTCATCTTCCGGATTCTCCTCTTGATAAGCTGTCAAAAACACTTTGAGGTCATCTAATGTGACAATATCTTCTTTCTTCATAAATTCTCCGCTTCACCGTGATGCGGTAGGGCTTGGTTATTAATTGGCAGGAGCCGAAGCTCCTTGGTTTGGCTAATCGGGGCTAAATCTTAACGATCATCTTCACGACTTTGGAAACCGTTCTGTACTGAGGAAGCTCAATACCTAAACTCACGAGATAATCTTCAAGGGTTTTCTGAATCCACTCAAGCTTATCGCCTCGATTCTTATTTGAGGACTTGAGGTTGTTAAACTCCGCATCAGCTTTGAGCGACTTCTCGCTTCTCTCTTTCTCTAAAGTCTTTTCCAGTTCAGCTATTCTGTCCTTGAGCTCCTGATTTTCGGAAACAAGCCTGTCATAGCTGGCGAGAATCGGCTTCATCTGATACTCGTAAGGTACATCTTCATTCATCATTTTCTTCATAATTTCTAATCTGTTGGTTAATAATAGTCAGATTATTATATCTGTTTTTGGTATAAAATCCTCCCCTACCCTCACGGGCAAGAGAGGACACAATTTAGTTATGTTAAAAAAATCATTTTCCACATTTAATAACTTCAAACACGCTATGTTTTCCGTCTGCGGAAAGTCTGTTTCCGTTTTCATCGCAAGGATGTCCATCTTCGTTTACCCACAGCTTCTGGTCGAATATCTTCTCGCCCATACCGAGAATCTGGAGATATTCCTGCGCCTCAAAGATTACATTCTTTCCATCTTTTTCTGCCTGTTTGAAATTCTCAATGAGCTGACGATTCAAGCCTGGAGCTGCAATGTCGAATTCTTTAATTTCGTCATGATAATGGATATCGAGTATTTCCAGTTCTTCTATCATTGCTGAATTTGTTCCGATTTCGCCTGTCAGAGCCTTCATTACAGTCTCTTTCGAAAGCTTTTCGTACTTCTTACGGCACTCATTGATAAGTCCATTGATTTCTTCATCTGTAAATTCTTCTAACATAATTCTAATATTTATGGTTAAACAATATTGTTAGGGATAGTTTGAGGCTATCCCTATGTTGACCTAATCATCATAGACTCCGAAGAGCTTAAGCGTGTTGCTATCAATTTCCGTCTTGCCTACGATGTATCTCTGGGTCATCTGTATGTTCGGTTTTCCGTTTGACAAATGCCCCATCATTACCGCAATCTGTTCCAATGGCACACCTTTCTTCGACAGGTTTGTCGCAAAGGAACGCCTTCCTGTATGAGAAGATACGAACTTGAACTTCTTTCCAGTCTCTTCCTTTCCAGCCTTGAATACCTTCGTGTTCGTATCTATTCCACATTCACGGCAGATATCACGAAGGGTTCTGTTGAAGGTCATCTCGCTGATTTCTCCAGGAAGAGGTTCAACGCCAGTACCGCATACCAGGAACGGACGGAGCTTCTTGTGGAGAGGAACCCTTACCTCTGTCTTGGTCTTCTGTGCCACATACACAAGAAAGTGCCCGGTGTCATCAATGTTTTCAGGAGTTATCCTCTGACAATCACTATAGCGTGCTCCACAGAGGCATTCCATGAGAAACATGCGCTGAACATATCTCTTCGTCTTTCCCTTTGGGCTGTAATTAAGAATTCTGTCTATTTCCTCATCCGAGAGATAGACTGACTGGACAGGAACAGCCTTCGTTCTGAGTATTTTTCCGAACGTCGGGCTGTTAATCTCCCTTGTGGCATCATTCTCACGTATTACTGCCTTAATTGTGGCGCATACGGTCTTTGCCGAGTTGGGAGCATAGTGCTCCTTGATTTTCTCAAAGAGATCACGGAGGTTGTCGTCAGTGACGTCTTCCCACAATGGCTTGTGGCCCAACAACTCCTCGAACATCCGAACTACATTAATGAACTTCGGATATTTCCAAATGTAAGCTCCATAGAAGGTGTTGTGTCTCCACGCATTGCCGTGATAGTCCGCAAACCAACCCTGCTTAATAGCGAGTTTGTACTTCTGCTGCTGGGTATAGTTTAACCTCTCCCAGTCTCTTGTCTTTAAATGTATTTCTTCCATAATTCTAAAATTGGTTTATTAGTGGCAAAGTTACGCATTTTATAAGCATAAACCATACACTTTGCCGTTTTTAACGCTAATTTAACCTTCAAGCTCATCGTTAAGTTCTGATACTATTCTTGCGAGCGTATCGAAGTCCATCCATGTGTTGTCCGTAGCAAGTACTCTTCTCTCGGATTTGTCTACATCCACTAAACGGATAGCAAAAACAGGTAGAGCCGTATAAGTATCTCTTATCGCAATCTTTGTCACCTCGTAGTTTTCTCTGTAACCAAGTACAGGGTGCTTGAATTCTTTTCTAAGGATACCATGCTCCTTCATAATCTCACGGATAGTACACGCAAGCTCAATCAACGCATAGCTGCGCATACTGTAAATCTTGTCTGTTAATTCTTTCTTATCCATAAATCTTAATATTTTGGTTTAACTTGATGCCCACCGTTTCCGGCAGGCTTGTTTGGCTATAGCATATCTGCTACCTCCTGTCTCAATTTCTCGACTCTCTCTGCCCAATACACTAATCCGTGCACGTCCGCACTTCCTGTAACATGGTCAAGACAAAACTGACAGTTATGCTTTGCTTCCATCAATTCCTTGAATTTTTCGATTTTTTCTTCCATAATCATTCTGTTTTATTGGTTAATACTTGTACCCTCCGAAGAGGGCTTTTTGGCTTACACCGGCAGAGACACGATGTATTCCTTCTTCTTCTTTCGTGTTCTGCCCGTGACGGAATATCCGCAGATGTTTCTCAGAGAGAGAGCGGCTTCCTTCAGAAAAGGCTCGTTGACAAAGATAATCGGTTTCATCATATTATTCCGTACCATAAACTGATAGTCGGTGAAGTCGAATGGGTCGTCGGGGTCTTCCGATTTCTTCTTCCAGATGCTTACGTCCAGCATTTCTATGAAGTCTCCCTCTGGGGGATTGTTCATATCAAGGAATCTCTTCGGTAGAAGCAAAATTGTTTCCTTTGGTTCATGTGTCAAAAAGAAATCTGAAACAACGCTACAGAATATGTTTAGATTAAACACCTTCGGTTTCAAGCCCTTTGCCTTCAAGATCTCATTAACGTTAACGATTCTTGCTATTTCCATAATTCAAAATTTTTATTGGTTTGACATAGTGGAACAAAAACCGGCGTATCTCACGACAGACCGGCTTGAACCATTTAAACAAATTTAGTTATGATAAAAGTGGCCAGCCAATATTGACTGACCTGTTTGGCTATTTTACATCTATTTCCACATTATAGTTCAGTTTTACTGTGAGAAAGTCGTTTCCAAGAAAAAAGGTGTAGATTAAAGGGTTTGCCATAGTTTCTTCGAGATACTGCGTTGTATGACAAATATTTATGTTGTTTTCTGCACACCCAGTCAATCGTTTGACAATCTCCCTTCCCCATTCAACAGGGTCGTAACGATGCAGCTTTCTGATAGACATGTAGTTTCCGTTGATTTCTATCATTGTAGGTACATCTCCAACAAAACCAAGATGGAATTTGTTGCTGATATACGGCTTATCAAAGATTACATCGAGAATTGATTTCTCAATGATATCATTTCCTTCAATGATAGCCTTTACGTATCTTCTCGGATTTACGTTGATTTCTTTCATAATTCTTAATTTATTGGTTAGACATGGAATCGGTTACCGAATCAGTAACCGACTTTTTGGCTATTCCAGTCCCCAGCTTGGCGCTTTGCTTTACTCTATTGATCTAAAGAGCTTCGTAAGAAGGTGATCTCCTCCGGTAATAACCGGAGGAGATCACCTTCATTGCAGAAGCTATCGTTAAGTTTGCCGGGCCGCTGCAATAATAGGTAGCGAACCTTTGTTTTTCAGAGGTGATTACTTCTTCCACTCGTCAATCTTACCCTGGACACTGATACCATTGTCCTTGATAAGCTGCTTGAGAACACCGAGCATTCTCCAACCCTCGTTGCTGTACTCAAGAGCAAGTTTATCAAGCTTGTCCAAGGACTTGATTTCAGACATCTTTCTGCTGCCATTCTTGAATCTTGCTCCGTGGAACATGATAAGGTTGCGCATTGTGTAGTAAGCACCAGAACCCTTATAGGCGCTGATGAACAAGTCTGACTGCTTGGTCTTCCAAGCCAGATGCTTGCGAATCTTGTTGAACTTCTTGACAGCCTTATAGACGTCCTCATAAGTGTCCTTTGCATACATTTCTACTGCAAGTTCCTTGAGAGGAGCATATACCTTCTTCTCCAAGTCAGCCACAAAGATATCCTTGTTCTGAAGACGTACGTACGGCATTCCCTTGCAGGTATGCTTGTAAGTCTTTTTGCTGTCATACTTGTTCTTGTAGATAAGGTTGTTCTCGATGTAGTATCTGAGCTTCTCGATGTAGTCCTCAGCAATCTCGTAAATCAGCATACCATTGAACCAGAAGTTTCTGTTTCCTGCATTTTTTGTATCTCCGTGCTTGCTCATTTTCATCTGAGCATACATCTCGCGCTCGATTACGCTCCACTGATACTCATAGCCTTTGCGCTGTAGGATTTCATTGAAAGTATTTCTTCCAGTCTCCATCTGTCTGAGCATGTGGAACATCTGAGACATAACCCAACGACGGAACAGCTTCCAGTTGCTTACGTATCCACCCTCGACAATCTGCTTGCCTACCGCATCGATAGTCGCATCGTCCATATCAACAGGAACTGCTGCACCATTCTCGATCTTGACAAGCTGGTCGTCGCCGAGAGTGAAATAGTTACTTACATCAACACCTGCTGACTTTAGAGCCTCGATACGCATCTGAGCCTTTGTCTTCTTCTCAGCTACTGCGTTCTCTACATTGTTAGCTACTACCTTAAGATTCTCACCAGTGATTGTTACAATCTGTTTCATAATTCTATTATTTTAAATGGTTTATAAAAATTTGTTTAACTCTTGTGGATGAGGCTCACTCCCCACCCTTGTTTGGCTCAATCCAGTCTCTGAGGATAATCAGGTCCTTGTCATTCTTGGAACACCAGAACCATGTACCCCATGAAGGATTCCACGTAAGGCGTCCGAGAATTATGCAGAACAGGACATACACCTCCAGTCTGCATCTCGCAACCTCACGTCGCTCGCCGTACATCATATCTTCGTCTGAGAGTTCTTTCTCAGGCAAAGCCTTGAAATAGTAGCGGCGATGCGATTCAGAGCGTTCTGATGGAACTGAATGCTTGTATTCGTGATATAGCTGCTCTATCTTGCTCATTATTTCTTCCTCTGTGGAAGGGTATGTGCCAAGACAGCCATCATACTGCATATCATTCACGATAATCTTACCATTCACTCTACAAGTTCTCTTCTGAAAGTTGACGGTGAACTTTGCACCATCAATAACTGCATTGATAATTTTGTCGTATATCATAATTCTCAATATGTTGGTTAATAGCAGTACGCTCAAGGGATTTGTTGTGTTGCTATATGCGCTCGATGTAAACAGTCGAGTGAATCCTGAGTATCCAGTGAGATTCTCCTGGAGACTCAGGAAGATACGGACTGTTTGTCTAAATCTTTCCTTCTTGCGTACTATTCGGCTCACAATAACCTATTCTGGCTCATGCTGATACGTTGCATTGCTTTAAGTTTATGATTAGATACATCATGGCTTGAAGTAAATCCTCAGGAAGCGAACGCTTCCCCTCTATTTACTTCAAATCAAGGATGTAGCATAAATACCCAGCTCTTGCCAGACATCGCTGCAATACGAATGACCTATCTCATGTATTATGTTGCATGGATATATACTTGCGATTCGGTCCAGTGAGTGAAAGATGCCGTCGATACCGATAGACATCGACGGCATCATTCCACTTACTGGATATTAAACCTCATACTCTTGATAAGTCGTGATGCAATTCACTTTGGTTGTTTGTAGGTACACTCATAGGCCTGTTGCTTTCCTATAATCAACTGATACGAACCAGATGGATTACGCGGGTTAATATTTAACCTAAGGATTAACCCGCGTTATTTGCAAGCTGGTTGGTAAATTACAGCCTCCTTGTGTACCTCGTTTGGCAATAACGTTGTCTTCTTCATCTGAGAGCGTGGCACGTAGCTGTAGCAGCTTGATTCGAGGGCTGTTGTAAGCCGCCTGATGACCCTGGTTGATGTTACCGGGTTAGCCGGCGGCATGGAAACAGTCACTCATAAATTCACTCTCCTTTGAAGACTACCCTCGTGCTTGGGTAATTCCCTGACCGATGGCTCGGCACAATACTTTATGATTCTGATTTCAGCACAGGATTCGCCAGAATTCAGGATCCAGGTAATCAGCTCATATCTATGAGCGGTTACCAGGATCCTAAACTCTGGTTAAGAGAACCTGTGGTATTAAACATTGCCATCCGCCAGGGATTGGTGGTGTGCGCCACCGGTGGAAGTCATACGGACTGGCACATTTCTGTACTCATTTGATTAGACACGCCTTGTGTATCTTCAGTGTGGTCCCTTTGGACTCAAGTATCACTTGGACGAAAGGGCCCAGACTGAGGTAATCATAGAGGCGTGACATAAATAATCCGTCCTTCTTTCCACGTCCGTGTGCTCGGTTACACAGAGTCTGTCGGTCAGAAGATACTGCGCATAGCTATATTAGCTTGATAATATCCTGGTGGAGAGGATCGCTGGACCATCTCAGATTATGAGATGCTGTCCGCGATCTTCGAGACCGGATGTTTAAACCACATCTTCATTCCAACAGTTCCTGCGCTGGAAGCTACATCTACAGAGTATTTACCAATGTGTTGTACGCTGCCCTGCTTGTACGTAAGGCATTCTGGGCACAACCTATCGATAGATACCCCTTGATTTCGTTCTCTGTCTTACCCCTGTTGGCTTTCACGTTTCTTCCACGGCCTCGGTCTATGCAACCTACAGCCTGAGTCTTCACGTAGCCGAGTCCACCAACCTTTCTCTTATTCGTCTTGACAGCACGGATGCAGTCCATGACAAATGTATTGAGCTTATTGATGTCCTCTTTCACGTTTATGACCGGAAGAACCTGAGTAGCCCAGGAATAATCGCAGTACCCCTTGTAGAGATATCTGTTTACAGCATTGATGGCTTTCGTCATCGTGGTATCACGTTTCTTTATCGTCCTCTTTTCAATCTCCTTCTGAAAGGTCTTGATACGTGTGGACGACAGAGAGATGTCGTGACCCTTAATGGAATATCCGAGAAACTTGAACCAATGATTAGCATCAAGATACTCAACCTTCTTTGGGTTGAGCGTCATCTGCATCTTCATCAGTTCATCCTGCATGATAGTCATTGCCTTCTCGTAGTCCTTACCGATAAACAGCGTGTCGTCAGAGTAACGGATGTAATATCCGTCAAGACCAGACAACTGCTCATCTATATGGTACAGGACTACATCGGCAAGCCACGCTGCAACAGAGCATCCCTGCTTAAGAGACTGGTAGCTACTGGTAAGATTGCCATCGGTGTCGAAATACAGGTCTGTGTGATAGTAGTCACGGATGACATCTATCAGCGCAGATTTTCCGTGCTTTTCCTCAACCTTGTCGAACGCCCAGTCGATGAACTCGATGGGTACTGAATCAAAATACTTGGATAAGTCGGATTTCCAACCGATGACATTCCCGTTTGCAGAGCATATCTTCCGAGACACTTCCTGCACCACACGACCGCAGCCGATACCTTTCTGATATGACATGCAGCGTGGATGCACCATCTCTGGCATCAGCTCGAACAGGAGGTCGTTTGCTATGCTCAAGAGGATTCTATCTACAGGTTCATTCACATAGACCGTACGGAAATCTCCGTTGTCTTTAGGAATCTTTGCCGTATAAGGCGGCATTATCTTGTAATTGCCGCTCTTGATCATCTGATACATAGCCAGACGAGCCTCCGGTGTTGTCATCTGATACATTACTGCTTTGTTCATGTCCTTGAATAAGCCTTTCTCGATAGCATACTGCCATCTGGCTTTCTCAAAGAACATACTTAGGATTCTGTCTTCATTCATAATTCTTCTTGTTTTGGTTATTGTGGTGACACGTGGCCACCTTTTAGCTAAAACCAATATTCTCTAGAGCATTCGTCATAGTGAGGGTAATAATCGGATGATGCCTGGTCTGCATCGTAATCCATCTGGGCCATCTCCTCCGCTACTGCCCTATCTCCGCACTCACGGAAATATTTCTCTTCCAATTCTTTTTGCATTTCTCTTGTCATATATATAATGTTTTGGTTATTGGTAGGGAGATTGCTCTCCCCGTTTGGCTTAGTCGATGTGCTGATAATATCCACCATCCTCTTCATACTCTTCATCAGTAGATTTGTAGTACTGATCGTTGTCTTCGACTTCTATTTTCTCGCCGGAGAAATTGTCAGAGTCGAGAATAATATCGCAGCCGTCATAGGCATCCTGCACCTTCTGTACAGCCTCTTTCTCACTCTCTGCATCAACGCTGACTACCTTGTTTAAAGTCTCTGTGACTGATACATAATATCTCTTCATAATTCTTGTAATTTTGGTTAATATTGTTCCGTGTCGGGTCTCGAACCCGATGTGCGCCTGGGGTCGCTCACGGATGACCGATGTTAGAGTCTCTTGAGAGCAGCTTCGATGTCTGCGACTTCTTTGTTCTCAATCTTCGATATTTCTTGTAATATCTCGTCCAAGTGATTAACAAAACCAAGTGCATCTACTACGCGGCCAACCTTCACATTAAGGTCATCAGCCCGTATGTCGCATATACCAAACTCTTGCAACAAATAGTAAATGGTGCCACTCTCTCGCGCAAGAAGAATGCGTTTAACACAACTTGTTTGCACGGTAACAACTCTGAAGGTAATACCACAGCGAGGAATGGTGATTTCTGTCCTGTCAAGCTCAATGAGCTTATCGCATATAGCTTTTGCCAGTTCCTCGCACTTTTTTTTCAGTTCTTGAGACTTGTGTGCGTAATCGTCACGTCCAAGTACTTTCCACATTTCTTTTTTCTCCATAATTGTTAATGTTTTTTTATGTTAATAATGTTATTTATTACCATAATAGCAGAGTACTCTGTATCCGTTCTTGACGAAGATGTCGAGTAATTTCTGTGCGCTCTTGTAATAGAGATTCAGTTCAATGCTTACAACCTCATCTTCAAAGAATAGTCGTTTGTGGTTCTTGATGATGTTGTCACAATGTTTCTTGTCGGCGAAGAAATTATACATCACGTATCTCTCTTCATCATTCTGCTTGTATTCGCAAATAAAGATGGCGAGAGCATTTCCGGAGTAAATGTTTACGTTGTACATCTTTCCTTTCTGTCTGATGGTAAGTTTACCCATCTTGTCTTTCCAATTCCATTGTAATGCCATATTCTTAATAATTTATTGGTTAATAATGTCAGAGGGATTGCTCCCTCCGTTTTTTAGGCTACCAATCTTAGGCTTTGTTCCACGCTTCCCACGCTTCATCTGTATTCTTAGTGATTGCATCGTTCCATAGCTTTTCAAGATGATAAAATATTTTCTGAAATGCAACTGGCGTAGTCGATACATCTACTCTCTTTCCAAGATAAGAACGCATTCCAAACTCATCAAAATCCCACGTACAACGTATCATTCCGTCTTCTGTAGGCGTACATCCGAGAAATGTGCCATACGTCTGTTTCTGCTCTCTCATACGCTTTGGATACGGAAAATATATACTCCACGCATCCACGCAATCACGAGATTTCTTCCTTGTGTCGTGATAAAGTCTTGCTTTCATAATTCTTTGTAATTTGGTTAATGTAAGAGGAGCGTGCAAGCTCCCCTTGTTAGGCTGCATCTTTCGGCTGTAAGCCGTGTTCTTTGATAACCTCTTCGATGAGGTCATCAGCATCTTCGTAGTACTCTCCCCAACAGGAGTCAATTTCCTCCCACTCGTAGGAATCAAAAGTGTCTCCGTCGTCGTACATTTTAGTATAGTGACGCTTCTTTTCAAGGACATACCCTTTTACGTCACCCCACATCCACATACCGATATCTTTGACTTCGCCCTCAAACAGCTCGATGGCACGATTCTTCCAGTTCTTGGTATTTGTATCTACCATTTTCTTGAATCGCTCTTTGTCACAATATGCGATACCTTTGACGTAATCTCCCTGAGAATAACCAGAAGAGGACCACTCGTAGAATGCAATATCCTTACAGTCTTCAAGGAGATTAATGAAATCATCCTTTTCAAGCTCTTCCGTAAGTTCGTCCCTAACGTCCTCGTTTTTCAATTCGTTAGGAGTGAAGTCTCTGATGTTGTACCACTCGTTCTTGCCGGTGCTGAATCTTGTTTTTCTTTCAAAACTCCACATGTGGCAAGACTTGTCGTACTCCAAACAAAGATGGTCGCAATGAAACGTGCTATTGATATACTCGATAATATTCTTTTGCGGAACATACTTGCATACCAGTACTCTCAGAGCTTCTTCCAGGCTATGGCTGCTGCTACCGAGAACTTCCTCCCAGTTACAAGCAGAACTCAATCCGCCGGAATACTCCCAAAGATATACGCCTGCCAAATCCCATGCAGAACAAGGACATTCGGCGTCCTCATCCTGGTAAATGGTGATTCTGTAATCACCGATTTCCTTCTTTGCAAATTCGTAACTCATAATCTAATCTCATTTAAATGGTTTAACATTGAATATCCCCATGATAGGGGATATTGTTAGGCTTCCACGTAATCTTCCTCCATCATTGAATGAATCTCTTCAAGCTCGTTGGAGAAATTGTACTTGATGTTGTACGTACCGAACGCTTTGAAATACCATTCTTCAAGATATTCCCTGTCCTTGTCTGCCTGCTCGCTGTCCTCTGCGGCATCAAGTCTTGCTACCATCTGAGGATACAGATCGAAGTAATCATCGCCATCGTAGCCAGTCGCCCAGAACTTACCTGTAACGTGTCTTGGATAATCGATGTACAGATTGGCAAAATTGCCATTCATGCGCTGGTCGTTAAGATGGAGATATTTCTTCATCTCTCTGTTTACTTTAAGAGTAAACTCCCATGCAAGAGACTGGACATTCTTTTCGAATACATCGGCAATGTATTCTTCCAGATCTTCTGCGTCATCGAATTCCTCCAGACACTCACGATATAGATTCTCGATAGTATTAGCGAAGCTTTCAACACCGATATAATCGGCTACTTTTTCGACAACTTCACCCTTGTTGTTCATAACAACTTCTACAATATTCTTTTCCATAATTCATCTGTTTAATGGTTCATAATGGTTCCCCACATTTAGTGGGGAGTTTTAGCTAATTATGGCGATATCGGCACATTTTCTGTAGAAATACTTGTACGCTTTAAGCTCATCTGTCTCTGGAACATCTGTAACATCTAGCTTGCCGGTATCCTTGTTCACCTCAGCTAATGAGAATGTATTGTCGTGAGTCCACTTGATGAGATCCACGCGTCTTGCCGCATTCTCTGCTGACTCGACGATTTCACACTTCAGTAAATCGTCATTCAGGATTTTCTCTAATTCACTCATAATTATAGATTAATTATAGTTACACATTATTTCTGTCTCACTGATAATTTCAGCACAATACTTGCAGCGATGGCACATTATGTAGCCTTTTGCCAGTAATTTGCTGAACCTCGGGTATGGGCATTTCTCGCCCATACCAGCTCTCGTAATCTCAATTTTCTTCATATTTCAATCTTTTTGGTTAATAGAAATCCCCACCCGTGAGAGTGAGGATTGGTTTGGCTACGGCAGCTGGCTAGCCTTTGCCGCATTTTCGCAGTTGGTAGTCGTTGAGACTCCCTTCCACATCGTTCCGAAATGATCTACGCAAAGAATCCACAAGTCAAGCTTGTCTGAGTAAGAGAAGATAAGATCAGGGAAATTCTTCTGCATCCATTCCTTATCCTCTTCGCTCATGTTAGTGAGGAACCACTGAAATATCTCGATTCTGTCCCTTTCTTCTTCATCGTCATTTGCCCACTCTGGATACTCGATGTTTTCAATCACTGATTCGTCATTCTCTACAATCTCGTTACAGAGGATGAACGCACTTTTTAGCCAGTGTACGGCTGTGTAGTAATCCGTTATCATAATTCTAATATTTAGTTAATAATCGTACTCTCCAAGCGAATGGAGAGATTTTAGGCTAAAAAATGTAGATGGCAGATGTTCTGCCTGTCACGGCGTATAACTGTCCGCTCTCGCCCTTCAATAACATTCCGTTACAACCGTAGATTCCTGCTGCATACCCGATCTGAGTATAGCTCTCAGGAATCTCACTTCTTTTGTCTGCGTAGGTTACATCCTTTGCCGCACCGCTTGCTACAAGCGATTTCAGCTGCTTACATGAATATCGTTCCATAATTCTACTAATTTAAATGGTTAAACATGGTTTCTGTGCAGATAGGCTGCACAGAATGTTTGGCTAAAACCTGCGAGGGCGACGGGAAAACTCTATGCTCTGAGCTTTTCTGTCAGCCTTCGCTGCACGCCTGAAATACTCGCTCTTGTCGAGTTTCTTTCGTGCGCACTCCTCGCTGATAACTGCCTTGTGGCTCGCTACGAGTCTGGCAAGGAACCTTCTGTCTCCGTCTGTCATAATTCTAAAGTTGATTTGGTTAATAATAGATGCAGGACACAGGACGTGCCCCGCAGATTTGACTACTTTTCACCGCACGCAATACTATGAGGGCAGCAATGAATCTTGCTATCCATCAATCCGTGAAAGCAGCACCCTACACATCTCTCTGTGACTATATCCCACTCTCGCTCTATTCCGTGCTTGTCGATTACTTTTACTGTTTCCATAATTCTAATATGTTTTGGTTAATAATAGTAGGCAGCACAATTATCGTACTGCCCAGTTCTGGCTTACTGGTCGTGTGACCATTTCCATAGACGCTCTACATAGTCAGGACCACACAGATATTTATCTGTATCTCCTTCGTCGTCGATTGTGTCCATCAATCGGCGTACGTCTTCCTTTAGCTGCGCTTTATCATCTTCCATGCGTTGTGCGTACACTCCGCAACCCATGAGAGTCGTAGCTATTGCTAATACTCCCAGTAATTCAATAATGTCTCTTTTCATAATCTAATAATGTTTTGGTTTGTAGTAGAGGGAGATGAAACTCCCTCAAATTCAGGCTGAGTACTTCTTGATGAACTCGACAAACTCGTTGTATATCTCATCAATCTCCTCTTTGCTGTCTACGCGTAGAAATAGTGCAGGGTAAGAGTCTATAATGTTTTCGTTGTCGTTTCTGACGCAAACGAAAGAAGAAACTGCCGCCACATCTCCATCGTTACGAGCACTAATGTTAATACTGAGTTTTGAAGGAGTTTTCAACAAGTTTCTTTGAATCTCCTGCAACTTAGGCAAAATCGTAGAGTTAATGTACTCTTCATTCTTCTTGTATTCTTCCTGTATCATAATCTATAATTTTTGGTGAATAGTATGCGTGACAATCGCCACGCACATTTCAGCTCATGCACAATACCGCAATCTCAGAGAAACTCTTGGAGATAGCCTCCTTGCTACGGAAATCTCTGTATCCATTAGTATTGTTGTTGTGCCACTGGCGTGCAGCAATCTTGATCTTCTCCATCTCATGCATAAGCGCACGCTCAAAATTCTTCTGTGATTTTCTGTCTTGCATAATTCAATTTGTTTAATGGTTCTACATAGTATGCCCAGGAAAATGCCTGAGCACATTTTTGGCTACTCGTACTTGTTGAGCATGAAAATAAGGATACAGCCGTCTTCGTTCATTAACGTCTGGCATTTCTCCTCATCTTCTATAAGATTTGCGCATACCTTCTCAAAAAACGGATACGGGTCTCCGACAAGACTCTTATAGTAAAATGCCATGTACGTACCAGGGATGAGAGGATAAGAATCCTCAGGATCTCCGCCAAATACCTCGCACGCCTGTGTATCAATCAGAACACGGCGTACAGAGAAATTGTCCTCAACTTCCTGTGCATCCATTCCACGCAAGAGGTCAATGACCTCATTTTTGCTTAACTCTTTTGTTATTGTCTTGAACATAATTCTTTTGTTTAACTGGTTATATTATCGTACTGCCTGAATTTCTCCAAGCAGAATTTAGCTGAATTTCTCCAAGCACAATTATCGTACTTTCCAAATCTCTCACACTCCAGGCAGGATGAAATTCTCCAAGCGGAGCGTAGATCGCCACAGCTCTCTGAAGAACCACTTTCCCTTTTTCGTACTGCTCCAGAATATTCCAAGCACAATTCCATAGAATATTCCAAGCACAATTATCAGAATATTCGTACTTGCCAAGCATAATAATGCCGGCACACTCTGAATAAATCCAAGCACAATTATCGTACTTGAATAAATAATCTGTCTTGCTTTCATAATCTATAATTTTTTTGGTAATTGTTCCGTAGCCACACACGACAATTATCGTACTGGTTACGGATTTTTGGCATCACGGAATATAAGCTAACACAAGCGTGTTGTTGTTCCATGAGATAAACTCTACGTGAGAATATCTCTCCTGTCTGTCAGCAATGATACTCTCCATCATTCCCTGACTTCTGCAATCTAAATGTAGCGTACTCATAATTATAAAATGTTTAAATGGTTTGTAGTTCCCTACAAGCGTAGGGAGATTTTAGGCTCTGTAAATTACACCCTTAGACAAAACCTCACACAAATAACCGGTGCGTTTGCCGTTCCACCACTCCGCGTTTACCATAGTAACGGCGGTGATAGTGTTCACGCCACGCTCAGGATTAAGAGCATCAAAAGCCTCTGATAATGTGGCGTATGTCATGTAACCACCAAGAATGTTAACCTTGTTTGTCTGATAATACGTGAATATCTTTTTCATAATTCTAATTTTTAAATGGTTCATAATTGTAGAGCGGAGTTTCTCCCCGCCCCGATTTTATTTAGCCAGGAAATCTACCTACAATACCAACACTCACTGTTATTTTATTGTCTTCTTTTCTCTCAACGTGCGATAAGCAGATAAACTCCCTTTCGATTTCATATTCACATAGTACTCTCATGAGGATTTTTTAAACCGCATACCCGAAGTAACCGAGGATTCCACAACCTCTTTCGGTAGAATCTTTTATACACGCCAGCCGATTCTTAAAAGCTCTGGGCGCGTATGATGTGACAGATTACCGCCACCGTGAACCACTACACGTGCCATCCAACACGTAGCTTTAGGATAATCTCGTATTCCTTAACCCGCAGCCAACGGGATAGAATATGAATTATGATTTATCCGTCCGTCATCTCGCTCGATAACTGCACAGCTACGGCTCTTACTCTTTCCACGTGCCTCATCTCATTCGGTATCGTGGTGGCTCTGTGCTCTCTCGCTACCCACGACGGGATTTCTCGCCCGCCTTTCTGTATCACTACAGATTCGTTTGCCGGATAGCTCTCTGAAATTCTGGCAATAAATCCCCTGAGGGAGAAATCTTTCTCTCTCTGGAATAATACCAAAATCTCTGTTTTTGTTCCCTTATGTAGCAACCGCCCTACAAATGTACGCTTAAACGTGATAGGAAAAATAAGGGCATAACAACCCGCACCGCACGGAAATTGTACGGTGTAAATTTCCCACTGACTATCTAATATGTAGGTAGCCAGTGGGGAAAATGTAGTGGTAATAGATAGGTAGTTTTCACGCTACCTATCTACATTTTACTCGTTTTCCTCTTCTTCTATAGCTGCAATTTCAGCGAGTAAACGGGCCTTTCTATCTGCCAAACGTTCACGCTTTGTGCGTGTCTTGCGTACGTCCTCAAGTGTTGCAAGATAGTTGTTATACAACTTTGTTACGTATCCGCTGCACTCGCTTACAGAATAGAACAAAGGTAAATCGTTTTTGTCTGTTACGTGTGCGTCAAAGTAAGCGATAAAAGCCCCTTTGTGTTTGCCGTTATTGTCAACGGCTAAAACCAAATTACGAGCGCTTTCGTAATTTTGGTTTATTGTTGTGCTATCTGAAAGAATGTAGTTTTGCAACTCGTTTTCTAACTTTGTCGATAACACGCCTAATTGTACCCACATATCGTGCATTTTGTCGAATGTAGCTGCACAATCTTCTTTTTGATATTCTCGCACACATTCGGTGCGTAATGTACCTAAATACTCACATAAGGCGCTTACCTTTGCGCTTTTGTCTGCAATAGACTGGATAAAAGATTTCTTAACCATAACTATATATGTCTAATATGGAACACGTTTAATATTAGGTGTGTTCCTTAACCTTTTTGTATTGCAAAGGTACTAATAAAAAGTGTAAGTAACAACACCCCTTTTTTGATGCAATTGTAAGTTGCTAAGTGCTTGATTATCAAGTAGTTACAAAAGTGTTAATGTTAAAATAAGTGTGCAGAATATAAATATATATATAAAAACGTTAAAATGTAACGTTTACGTATTTTTTTATTGCTATCTCTACTTTGCAAAATAAGGGGTTAAGGAAAAGCGGGTGCAAAACTGAAAGTAAAAAATGTAAAATCATGAATATTTAACCATTTTGCGGTAATTATATATTACAAAATCTGTAACTCGTTGATAATCAGTATACTAAGGTGTATTACTTAAATAGTACACTAAACTCTTAAATGCTTGATTTTCAGATAGTTACAAGGTTACGAATTGTAAGTAAAATAATCGGAAAAGCCGTATATTTGGCGTATATTTATAGGTGTGCAAAGGTATATTTAAACACTCGTTACAAAGTGTTATTTGCGACCAGTTGGAAAATATGTAATATATTCTTACGTCAAGTATAGCGTAAAGAAAACGGATTGAAAGAAATGAATAAATATTCAAGAAAGAGAAATAAAATACACTCATAAGTGGTTGATATTCAAGCGGTTACGAAAAAGCATAAACCAAAATTGTCAAAATATTTCAAAACGAAAAAATATGCAAAATTTTGGTAGTTTATATAGTGTAAACTAACATGATTTGTCATATCTTTTCAAAATAGACCCCCGCACCCCCTATATAGCTACAAATCAGCGCGGTAGTCACCTCATCTAAAAATTTTTTCTTCCGATTTTTTCTTCTTTTGTAAAATAAACTTACTTTGCTCAAAGAATGAATATTTATCCAACTCCTTTTTTCAGTCTGTTTTTAATATAACGTTTAGATTTTGAGATTATTGTCTTGGTATCAAAAAGGTGTATATCTATCCTGAATTTAGTAGCACGTTAATAATGTATAAAAATACCCTATATATAAAGGTTTGTGCATATTTATACTGATATTTTTACTATATTTGTAATATCAATCTTGATAATGTCCTGTATTGTTAGGGCGTTTTGAGATATACATTTATTGCGCAAATCCCAGTGTTTATCGGGGTTTATCCGCAACCGAAAGCTTAAAAAAATGAACATTTAGATACATATATATGGAAAATGGTTTAGCGATAGATACTTTGCATGGTCAGTTGATCGAATTATCAAGGTCTCCCAAGTACGGCTTTGACAGGTTCAGGTGTGACTGGGGAAGGACTAATTCAGAGAAATATAATGGTCTCAAGATAGATTTCAGCAGATCCATCAGGAGTCTTGCAAGGGACACTCCTGTAAAGTACTACGAGAAGGACGGTCATTATTATATGTTCAACGGAAGGATATACGAACCTGTTCCCAACATTGTTCTTGAACAGGCTTACCAGATGTTGCTTTCGGATTTGTACATTGCTCCTGTTGCATTCCAGGCGAATATAAGGAACGACTGCTTCATGAAGGTCATCCAGAGTTTCAATATTCTGAGACCTACCTTCGATATTGTAGCATTCAACAACGGTGTCGTCGATTTCGGTATAGGCGGAAACGCAAAACCTGTTGTCATGCCTTTCTCTCCGGAGTATCATGTGACATACTACCATCCTTATGATTTCAATCCGAATGCCAAGTGCAACAGATGGATGAACTTCCTGCACGAGGTTCTTCCCGACAAGACGTCAAGGACTATACTCCAGATGTTCCTCGGCCTCGGTCTTACCCAGAGAGGTGCTGCATACAACTACAATAACGATGCCCACTATTCCAAGATAGAGCTTTGCCTCCTTCTCATAGGAAGCGGAGCAAACGGTAAGAGTGTCGTGTTCGATGTCGCATGTAACCTGTTCGGTCCCGAGAAAATCAGCAAGATGGATTATGCAGAGCTTACTGCTGACGGCGACGAGGGAATGAGAGGAAGGTATCCTATAAGGAATGCCATCTTCAACTGGTCGTCTGATTCCGACCCGAAGAAGTTCGGAAGGAAGAATACCGGTATGTTCAAGAGGCTTGTGAGCGGTGAGCCTGTTCCCGTGAGAGGATTACAGAAGAATGTGTCTGACATCAACTCCATTCCTTACCTCATCTTCAACCTCAACGACCTTCCTCTCTCCGATGATGCTTCACTCGGTTTCGTGAGAAGATTACAATACGTGAGCTTCGATGTCACCATTCCAAAGGAAAGGCAGGACCCGGACCTGGCGATGAAGATTATCAAGGAGGAACTGAGTGGCGTGTTCAACTGGGTTTACAGGGGAGCGCAGGAACTCAGGAAGAGGAAGTACATGTTCCCTGCGGCAGAGGGAAGCAAGAGACAGCTTCTTATGTCGCTTCTCGGAAGCCAGCCTGTCGTAGCATGGGTTCGTGCTTACGGAATGAGGTCCTATGCTGCTGCTAAGGGTGAGATTTTCCTTTGGCTCGGAGCGCAGAAGCTCTACGATAACTTCGTGAGGTTCTGTAAGGATAACGACCTCTCTGATGAGGATATTCCTACGGTACAGAAATTCGGAAGGGTCATGTGGGGAGCAACCCTGGGATTTGAGAAGAAGAAGGCCAAGCAGGGAATCGTCTATAAGGTGTTCGGTGTTACTGAGCCTGACTTCAAGAACCAGATACTCATCTCTGAAATGAGGAGTGAAGAGGAACATTCAGACGGATTCATTCAGCCTGATGATTAAAATAACACTGGTGGTCTTTGTGCAAGGCGGTGGGACGTATCTTCGGATATAAGTCCGGGCAGACAGGAGGTTCGAGTCCCTTCCACGGTCGGCTTCTGGCCACCATTAAAATTGATTTCTATGATAGACAAGGAATATATCAAGGGAATTATCTCCGGTATCACGGATCTCAAGACCGAGAAGAATGTGGTCCCTGCGACCGCTTCTATGCAGGAGATTATGATTGCTATCCGCGAGGATGCCCTGGAGTGCATGAGAACCATGTGTAACGAGAGGGAGATTGCAGTGAACAGGACGTTGAACAGTGTTTCATTTAAATGTTTGTAGCTTATGGACAAAGAAATTATATATTGCATACCAGATGCCGTCTTGGATGGTGAAAGAATCCGCGGCAATATTCGTAATGTTATGTGCAAAGCATTCGAGTCTGGTATCAAGATGTCGTCTTGCCGATACAAGAATCACAGCATAACGCTTGACGTGAGCTTCGAACTGGAAGGTGGTTTTGACAAGATGATGCTCGAAATTCTCTACGGCGACAGAATTAGGAAAACCATTGAACGCCTTAATTTTGAATGGCTGAAGAAGATGTGGAAGGCTTCCGATGACGATTTTCAAGTATTCTGGTTTGAACAGATACGCAAAAAGTTTGAGGAGTACGAGGATAAAAATGGATATATCTGGGGCAAGATATGAGAAGACATCACAATCCTAATAAAGTACCTCCGTTCAAACCGGACCCAGAACATTGGACCAGGAAGGTTCATTCATGGAAGGCGAAGGTTGTCTATGAGAATGAGGATGCTGCTTGGGAGTTTCTGAATCAGAATCCGAGATTGAAGGCACTCGGCTGGCATCCTTACTTATGCAAGGTTTGTTCAAAGTGGCATATTGGTAGATTACATAATAAATAGTTGAGATATGGAAATTAGAGTTAGCGTTTTAGGAAAGGTCGCATACAAAGAAAACGAACGTAGGGAGGATGCAGAAAAAGCCGAACTATATCCATTTGGAGAAGGTCTGTATGCGGTAATGGATGGAGAAATTTTCGTTGCATTAAGAGTCGTATCTGGCAAAAAACACAGCGATGAGAAAGGTGATTATTACGCATGCGTAAATAATTACTGGGGGAACATGGAAATCTCAAGCTCTGCAACTATTATAGAGCACGAAGAAAGGTTGAAGGACTATATAGACAAGCGTTTCGATCGTCTTGATGCTATTGTTAAAAAAGCCAACGATGATATCAGCAGTGTAAGTGATGAACTTAATTGCTTTATAAGTAATTCTCAGGATGATTTTTGCTCTATTGAGAAATCTCTTGAAAGAATAGAGAAAGATGGTGTTGGTAGTGGAAAAGGTATCAGCGAAAAGACATTATTGTCTGCTATCGAGATTGTATCAAAACAGAAATAGTTGAGAATATGAAGAAGAAGGGATATTACGAATACAACAGCGGGATTTACCCAAGGAGGTTGTGGGTAATGTACGACACAAGTGAGGACGAGATTGACAAATGCTTTACCGACTTGGAGGAGAAGCCTCTTGTTCACAACTCCACCCCTATGAAAGAAGGTAATTATGGAGGCATGGTGTACGATGAATGTATGTGCAAGGCTGGTAACTACATAGGGAACCTTGTAGTCTTCCCAAAGAAAAAAGACATGACTATGAGAAATGTCAGTCATGAGGCATTTCATGTTCTGTCGTCAATGAATGACGCCTGTGACCTTGAGAGGTTCAGGGGTGCCTACAATGAACACCAGGCATACCTTATGGGTTGGATATGTGATTGTATCAACAAGGCTCGTTTGGGCATTGGAGATTTCGTTGAACTAAAAGATAAGGAGGAATAGCTTATGAACAAATATGGTATTGAGGTTGGAGACCGTTTTTTACTCCCATTCAGATATGTCAATGCTATAAACTGTTGTCCTACCGAAAACAATGATTTTGCAATCGTTAAGCAAAGATGTGAAACACGGGTAGAAGTATTTTGCGACCAGAACGAGCAGTTTGTTTACTACGATTGGATTGTCACAGATTACTGTCCGGTGTTTACGGTTGTAGGCTTTCTAAAAAGCGACAGATACGAAGATGTTGTTTATGTTAAGTATAAAAATAACTCAGAGACATTTATGTGTCAAATGTTGGCTGAATTTGTCTGTAAAAATGGTACTCGTATGAATGAATCTGATTTGAAAGATTATAAAAATAGTTAGCTTATGATTAATAAAGATGATATTAAGGTAGGGCTGCGATTTTATATCACAAGAAATGATTGTTTAAAATGCAATTTTGACCCGATATGTGTTCACGATAATACCCCTATTCTATTCAGTATAGATAGAAAGGACGGTATTACGTGGTTCTGCTCATCCGTTGAAACCGACTATAGGCTTACTGCTTATTTTTCTACAGAAAGCATAATGAAGTTTGGTAAAAAGTACGATATATTAACAGCAGCTAAAGAAGGGTCTGAAAACGAAAAGACGGAGCAAGTTTCTCATCCTTCTCATTACGCATGGTTGAAGGATTTGTGTGGTGTTGAGCCTTTGGATATTTGCAGGTGCCTTGACTTTAATACAGGGAATGCTATCAAGTATCTCTTGCGCAAGGATAAGGCGGATGGCAACAAAACAAAGACGGAGAAGCGCATCGAGGACTTGCGTAAGGCGGTGTTCTATATCCAAGACGAGATAAAATTATTAGAACATGGAAAACAAGACTGATTACACTTGCAAGGACTGCTTCTTCTTTGACAACGGGGTGTGGGAGTGTAAAGAAGAACGCTTCGGGAGAGACGTTTCGGAAGATGATGATGCTTGCACAGATTTCGAGTATAAGGAAATAAAAGTTGAACTTTAAAATATTGTTATCATGGCATTACCATTTGGAAAGACTATCAAGACAAGACACTTCACTGTACTGAAGTTCAGTAAGAGCTTGTCAAAGAAAGAAGTTGCTTCACTCAGAGAGGATATTCCTGCTGAGATCAAGAAGCATTTACAGAGAGGCTCGCTGCCTTTCATTAAGATTTCTGACATCGCTGGTACATGGGGCGTTGAATTCTCTATCGGAACATCCATGTACGCTGCACTCGATGAATGTGTTCCTGTGGCTGTAGGAGACCATTATGAGTTCTCCAAGGATAATGGAAACATCATCGAGGCATTTTCCCAGCTTATGTATACGGATACATCGTTGCCTGGCGATGCAGAATACACGGCAGGTAAGTTGAAGCTCCGTGACGAATACATTGCTCGTGAGGCTGCAAGAAGAAACGCTGCTGCCGACAAGGGTAAGACAGAAGAGCAGCTTCGCAAGGAGAGTGATGAGGCCGTGCAGGAGGTTATTGATCGCGACAAGCACGCTGAAACTCTCCTTGGTATGGCAGAACAGATTAAGAAGGAAGGAGGCAATGATGAGTGATAAATTGCTTGAGGTCGTTCAGGACCACACTTCTTTAGTACTGGCACTCCGGCTTATTTTGGAGGCCGCAGAGACAAAGAAACTGCCACCATACGCTACTCTTCCTACATTTAACGATTCTATTCTTGATGATCAGGTCAGAACTGCGCTTGAGTTCATCACTGGAGACAAATATCCTGCCTGAGTTTTTTGGGGGTATAAAAAAATGAGGGATGGCGTCCGTAAAGATACCATCCCTTTAAACCAATTTTAGAATTATGATTCACAGATAAGAATCCGAGAAACACATAATTGCTTGCAAAGGTACTTGCTTTTGTCGAGATTAAAGTAAAAGAAAAATACTTTAACACGAATTTAACTATTTCTTCTTCTTTTGGAAGTCTGCCTGACCGTTTTTAAAAAGAAGGCAGTCGGAACACGTTCTGGGATAAGCTACAGGCAAGTAGAACAACACAGTGTTATTTTCTGTATCTATCTCGTCCTGCTTAATCTTGTTATAGTCGGCGATGGACGCAACTATCTTGAGCCACTCAGGTGACCCATACTTGGCTTTTCGCTGAGCCAATACCAGGTCTTTAAGAATTTGTTCCTTGGAAGTAGCCTTAGCCAATTCCTCCTGGGTAAGTTCATCACTATTCTCGTTCTTCGCTTTCTTACCCTGCACCTCTGCGATTCTTGTCTGAACAGACTCCTGCGATTCGAGTATGTTCATTTCTCGTTCAAGCTCTCCTTTTGGCCAGTTGAATCCATAGCCTTGAAAGGCAATAGCCCAACTGTCACGCATAGACATTCCTGAACCGCGTAGGCTTGCGTAGATGTAATAGCGAGGGTCTTTCATTTTAAGAGCCTTCGCCTTCTTGTACGTATCGACGGATAACGTGTATCCTTTTGTTTCTTCAATCATAATCTTGATATTTAAAAGTTCAACGTTTGCTGCCTGCGGTGTTCCCTCCATACATTGATAGACTTGCCGTATATCCAATAGTCGAACACCTCTTCCGGCGACAATCCTTCGTCTATCATCCTTCCGCTAGCCTGGATATCCTTGATGGCCTTAATCCAACTATTATAGATATGCGGATAGCGTTTGCAGTCGGCAAGTTTCTGCTTATAGTTGTGCATAGGGCAGCACAGGCAGCCAATCCTATAGTAGCCCTCGTCGTACAGCTTGCAATGCTTAATACCGAGTGTATTCAAGAATAGCCATACCTCATCATCGGTCCACTCTATGATTGGAGAGATGAGAAGCGATTCGTAGCCTCGGATGCAGCCGATGGTACGCTCATCACTGGCATTGGTGATGTTAATCTCGTGGATGCCCCACCGGGTTGGACGGCCACGCTTCTGACCGTTCCTTTTATCACGGAACTCGTCAAGGCCTTCAAGAGAGCCGCTGTACTTATGGTTGGTAATCTCAACCTCGCTCCTACCCAGACGCTGTCTGCTTTCTGCGTGACGGATTCCGATGAGAACAACATTCCCTGCACCGATGCCCTCTTTATAGACCCTGCAACACCATCTTATCAGCCTTGTAGGGAGCATGCCTTCCTTACGGGCCTGATTGTAGATGCTGATTTTTGGTTTTATCATATCTACGTCAGGATACTGCTCGCGGCAGAACTTGATTACTTCTGGTGGATCGACGGACGTAAGCCCCATGTGAGCCTTGAACTTCACGCCTGCAATCTTGGCAATGTGATAAAGGCACTGACTATCCTTGCCTGAACTGAACGATAGATAGAAGCCTTCGTTAGGCGAGTATGCCAGTGCAAGCTTCTCCGCCTTTCTCAGCAGCTCTACAGAGTGCTTTATCTTCTCCTGGAATTCTTTAGGGAACTTCGGAAGAATTTCTTCTAAAGTAAAATTTAATTCAGAATTTATCATACTAATTATTTTTTATAAACAAACTCGGCACGACAGACACAATTTACGTGTTGGGGAATTACCATTGTTCCTATCTTGTGAATATATCCAACAAGGCTATCACAAGCCTCGCAGGGGAATGATGAACCTCTGTGAACAAAGTAGCCGATAGCCCCACTCTCCTGCCCGTATTCCTGCTCTGCCTGTCCCCACGCTAAAGCAATCACCTGAGAAGCGTTTCTTACGATGTTCTGATAGGCGTTCTTGTAGTAGCCCTTTCCGTAAGAAGGAACATCGATGTTGATATCCTTTCTCTTCGCTTTGGTGATGACTGATGTGTGATATGGGTCTTTATAGCCTGTGCGGATGGAAGACAGGAGCTGCTGGTCTGAATATCCCATCAAGGTTCCTGCCTTGATCATCCTTACAATATCTTCAGCAAAGTTTCCGAGATAGACGGCGTTTCTTTCGGATGTCGTCTTTCCGTAGATGTCGCTGACGAGAAATGATTCTATATTCTCGCTGTCAATCCCGAGAATCTTGCACGAAGCCTTGGAGTAAGCAGAGATGTAGCTGTTGATACTCTCCTCTGCCTCAGCAGTAACATTCTTGGCGTAAGATAGCAGGGCTGACTCGTTTGTGAGCCTGCCCGCACCTCTGTATCGCTTACTTGCGGTAATTACCTTCTGTGTCGTTTTCCAGAGGATATCAGCAACATGGTCCTCGCAGTTTCGGATTGCCTGCAAGCGTTTTCTGCTGTAATCGACAGAACGTTTTAATTCATCCATAGGCTATTAATGGGTTTTGTTGAATTTTTTCCAATTATTCTCATTTGGCTGATTACCCCATTTGTCTGTATTTTTACCTTCGTCTGGTCTCCCTGCCTTTCTTCCGTTACCTGTACGAATGTTTCCATTGCCTCCGTTCTGAATCCTCGCAGTAGCTTCCTGCTCCTCGATTGCATTCTCTGTTTCGTTATCCGCACGTTGCATATCCATGAGGAGGTCCTGCTGGTCTTCCTCCTTCTTCTCACGCATGATACGCTCATACTCGGCAGTCTTAGGGAAGTCAGGACAGCGTTCGGAAGCCGTCTGCTTAGAGAGGAATCCGTTCTGAACCGCAGTGGCAATATTTGTGATTTGTTCTGTTTTATTACTATGCACATACGGACTTATCCACGCATTGATTGGAAGCCCAGACATTGTAGCGACGCAGTTTTCATCAGTACCGATACCGAACTGGCAGATGCGGAGAATCTTATCCAGGAATGGCTGCAACTCCTGTGCGTCATTCATTGCAACCTCCAGTGCAGGAGAATAGAGAAGCTTAATGGCTACACCTGGGAGGTCACCGGACTTCAACTCCGGTGGCTTCACGGTGAACGACAGCTCGTAGATGAGGTCATACGACTTGTTGAGCTGTGTTGCGAAGGCATCAGATGCATCCGTGCCATTCAGGAACTCAGCCTTGCCATTAGTGTCGGTAATCATGATGGTCTTCGCAGAGCCAGTCATATCGTCGCCGGTTATAGAAATATCCTCACCATCGCCAGTGAGCGTAAGGATTGGGAAAGCGTACGCCTTATTGTTCTCGCAGAGATATGAGAAAGCCTCCTCGTAGTCCTCGATGTTCTTCTGAACCATAAACCAGCAAGGTCCGTTGTCGTTACGTGCGTAGGCTACAGGAACGAACTGGAAGCCGTGATCCTTCTCTTCAATGAGGGTGTAGTCGTCAATTCCGAAAATCCTTGCAATCTTCGTCATTACCTCTTTCACCTTTCCTGACTTGACAGCCTTCTTGAAGCGGTAGAACTTCCGGTTATCCCAAGCCTCGACATATTCGGTCTTCTCGTTACCCTCATCGTCGTAGTCGTAGTACTTCCTGGCAAAGCACAGGAGATCGCCAGTGAGCGAATCGACGTGAGGGTACAGGATATCTCCTCGATCATAAGAGAGTGTTCGTGTGCAGAATTTCTTCTTTTCGTCGAAGAAACCGACGATTGCACATTCTGCAACCTTCAGATACGCACTTACAGCTTCAAAGAAGCGAATCTCCATATCGTGCATAAGCCAGCCCTTCTTGAATACATCGAGGGCCTTCTGATTCTCCTCTACCTTCTTCTCGTTTTCGTAGTCATCACCATCAGCAAGCTCGAACTGAACATCGTTGCCAGTCAAGTGCAGCAGATGCTTCGTGTGGATGAGCTGCTGGAATGCAAAGGCTGTGCGCTGAATCTTCTGGCAGTACCACCTGTTATTCTCAGGGTTCAGCTTCCAGATGTCCGGGTATTCCGTCTCGTCCATTATTCTGTGTGCAGATGGATAGTACTCACGCAAGAAGTCTGCCTGCGTCTTGATACGGCGATACATGGTGTCGTCTGGCATTGTTCCGTCGTAATAGTCGGGAACGACATCGCTTATAGTCGAGTGTTTCATGTACCCCGCAGGAGTAAGCTCGTAGAATGGCTTCCTTACGAGCAGCTCCCTTACATTGTTTACCTTGATAGCCTCCATAATCCTTTTACCTTTTTATGTTTCTTTTTTGTTAAACTGAATATCATTACGTAGAACCAAGACTCAAAGAAGTCAGGTGAGTGCCCGACATATTTCTTGGCCTTCTTTTTAGGCATAAGTTTGAATCCCCTATCATCTCCTTCCTCATCACGTCGGAGCATCTTTCGCTCCTTTTGGAGAATTTGTCTGAGGGGGACTTTATCAAATCCGTCACCCGAATACTTTCGTTCCAACAGCTGCGAGTCGATGGATACTTTCTTCTCTTTCACCATCTTGTAGAATAACCAAGCGCATTGAGACTTTAAGTCCTTGTATAAGTACTTGATTCCTTCCTCTTCTTGGTGATTGGCAGGAATAGGAGCCGCCTGGTTGTTGAATGGAACCGCTTCTTTGAAGAATCCCTTGAAGTACTGGCCGATGCCCTGCATATCGTAAGTGAAGTTACATTCCTCAACACCCCACTCACGCAATCTCGTCTGGACAACAGAAACGAGTGTCTTGGAGTCGATTCTTGACACGATGAGGTCTTTGCAATGATATCCTTCCCAAAGCCACATCACGAAGTTATCGCCGCCGGTGAATGCGATATCGGCAGAAGCTCTGCGTTTTCCATCTCCTATCTGTTCTGCATTGTTGTAGATTTCTTCAAGGTCGCTCATCTTTATCATATCGTCTCCAGCAGCTTTCCAGTTCCAGTTAGCCTCCAGGTCTCGCATACGCTGTTCTTCATCCTGCTGGGCAAGGTTGGCGATATATGATACATCAGTAGAGATAAGCTTGATATTCTCTGATACATCTGCACGGACAAATGTTGCTGACTTGATAAAGACTTCGTATTTGGTATACCCAAGAGGTTCGTAGCTGTCTTTGTATTTTGTCCAAAGTCTGTCTATAAGTCCCTTACACTGCTCGTACACCTCTTCTCTTGTATCACCCCAGTAGATTGAGTCCGGCGTATCACCATCCATGAAGCAGTATCGGATAACTCCGTCTCGCTCCGGTATAATGTAGCCGTCTTCGTCAACCCACCAGTCTATGAACTTTCGTACCCAGGATTCCGGGTCTGGGTTACAGGTGATCCAGAAGCGGTTTCGGATATGAGCTGCGTTTCGGTTGTTGGTCAAGAGGTACTTGAACTTCTTGTATGGGCACTGAGTACCCTCATCGATGCAGACGTAAGCATACTGGCGTCCCTGGAATCGAGTCTTGAAATCTTGAAATGCTCCTGCGTAGTACGAGAATTTGAGCCATCCTCCGTTATCAAAGTTCCAGGTCATGTCATTTTGTGACTTATTGTAAGTTCCAAATTGAGAGAACAATTTATAAGAGTCTGTAACTAAGGACTGTAAGTCGTCTTTTTCGTTACGAAGAATTGTTGCATGAAAATCTGGATTTTTGATATCCTTCAGAACTTCCATTAGGGATGAGAAGGACTTTGAGCCACCTCGCGAGCCGCCAACTATCTTAATATCAGCGTCGATAGACAGCATACGTTCCTGACCGCCACGCTGAGCTATAATCTTCAGCTTGTCGGGATGCTTCTTGTCGGTATCTCTTAATGATTGGATATACTCTTGGGTGTAAATAGGCTCTCCGTTATCCAATTTTAATCCTGAAAATATATCTTTTTGCATAAAAATACAATTTATATTGCAAAAATATGAAAAAATATTTGGAAAATTGCATAAATATACGTATTTTTGTGTTACGAAATATATATTTATACACTTTTAAGATGGAGGAAACATTTTAAAGGTAACAATTTTAACAAAAACCGATATGACAAGAGAGGAACTCTTAGCATTAGTGAACAAGGAGGTTGACACTACCAAGTTCAAAGAACTTAGCCAAAAGACCATCAATGAGGAACTTGATGATATTTTGGAAGATTTCGGTGATGACGAGGAAGCAAATTCCAAGTTGGTTACCAAGTTAGCAAACCGTCTGAAGCGCATCAACGGCAACTTGCACAAGAATATCTCTGACGAGGTAAAGAAGAGCAAGGAGGGAGCTGAACGCAAGAAGAAGGAAGAGGAAGAGGAGCGCAAGCGTAAGGAGGCTGACAAGGATGACGATCCTGATGACAAATATTCCAAGCTGCTTGAGAAACTCGAAGCTCTCGAAAAGGCTAACGCAGAAAGAGACAAGAAGGCTGCAAGGAAGGCAACCATCGAGTCCGTAAAGGCAGGTTTGAAGGATAAGTTCGACAAGGCAAACCTTGAAATGAAGAACTACTTCCTCAATGCTGCAATCGCAAAGCTGGAGATTCCGGACGAAGATGCAGACATCGACGACCTGGTTTCTAAGGCTGAGAAAATCTACACCGCAGAGTACAAGGAGGCTACCGGTGAAAACGGTATTCCTGCAAAAGGCAGTCGCACGTCTAGCGGAGGCACGTCCACAGATGATGACAAGTTTATGGAAGAAGTGGCCGAGCGTCGAAAGAAGAGATTCGGCGGTGGAGACAAGAAGTAATTTCAGGATAACAATTTTAAAAAGGTAAAAAGATTATGGACAACACTTCTATTTCCTACATGGAACAGATGGGTACTCGTGGTATGCTGAACCACGGTGCGACCATCATTCAGACAGAAGGTAAGGTCGGTGGAACCCGATACGTGTTCGCCGGCCTTGAGGCACTCATCAAGAATGCCTTCGTTCACCCGCCTATTGGTGGTAAGCTTGTCAACCCATTCAAGGGTCCGGCTAAGATTTATGCCGGTGACTTGATCGAGCACGACCTTGGCTTCACAGCAGGCAACGAAGGTTCTGGTGCTACCATCAAGATTCTGAAGGCTTACGGCGTGGCAAAGGCAACTGCTGCGGCTACAGACACAGACATTTATATCGTTCGTAATGGTTTCGTCCACATCCCGTTCCCTGGCGACACCATCATGGTCGGTCAGAAGGACTTCAAGACAAAGGCAAAGGGTGTGACCGTGACCGCCGTGGAGGCAACCACCGACACATCGGTAGGCGACGTATGGAAGCTGACCCTCTCGGAGGCACTTGGCGCATTGAGCGCTGGCGACGTGCTGGTGGAGGCAGAGAAGGCAGGCGCGAGCGTGCTGCCGATGGTGACCAACCCTAACTGCTTTGCTCCGAGCGATAACGACTTCCCTTATTACGAGGCCGGCGGCGACAAGTATCACACGCCTCGTACAAACGTCAACTTCTGTATGTTGAATCCAGACTGCGTTATGTGGCTTGACCGTATGGGTCCTGTTCCTCCTGCTGTCAAGGCGATGAACAAGTCACTCTACCCAGAGTTCTGGCATATTTAACCTTATTGTCTAACGTAAAAAGATTGATTCAGGATTATGGCAAAAATTGATATTGGTGTCGAGCATCTTGCGAAGCTCTTCACTGGTAAGGGTAACAATACTTACCTTCAGAAGTTCATCAATCGTGACGGCGTACTGCGCTGTAACCACGGCTGGTATCTGACACAGGGTGACATTGATCCAAACCTCACCCCCACATCTAACAACGGTGATGCAACCTTCAAGGTTCGTCTTCGCAAATTGAACCCTGCAACCTTGATGAACCTCCGTGCTCCTCTCGGCGAGGGCTACCAGAACGACCACGAGGGTATTGAGTGGTATACCGCTTCAATCCCAGACTTCGCTGCTGACGGCTTCCGTGAGACTGCAACAGAGCGTTACCACAAGATGAAGCTTCTCCAGGATGAGTTCGGCAACGACGCTGACCTGGTTGATGCTTACCTCGACAAGGTACAGATATTGTACGACTCACTCGACATGACTATGACCTACATGTCAGCCCAGTTGAGTTCGACCGGTTTCATCGACTACGACAAGATTGGTCGTGGTATCCAGGAGCCTCTGTATGACGCAAAGATTCCAAAGGAGAACTTCAAAAAGGCGGGTGCGCTTGCGTGGAACGATGCAAATTGCGACTTGCTTGAGCAGATGCGTAAATTTGAGGAGGATTGGCGCAACAGTCATATTGAGTACCGCAGTGTACCTCTCGTATGGCAGATGACCAAGAACGACTACAACAACGTGTTCTTGAAGAACAAGCAAATTGCTGAGTTGTACAAGAGCTGGGCGAACGCTAACTTTGTGGCAGTATTGCAGAACTACGGTCCGAACAACGCAATGTTCCTGAAGTCTGTTGTTGACCTCAATGGTCTTTCTCCTATCGAGATTGTCGATGAGGTTGAGCACAACAAGCGCTTCGACGGAACAGTTACCGAGATTCGTGGTTGGGCAGACGGAACAGTCGTTCTTCGCCCTGCTGGTAAGCCATTGCGTTTTATGCGCAAGGAGATTCTCGACAAGCGAATCTTCGATACTCTCGGCAATAAGCTCGTTGATGTAGCTTGGGCACAGACAAACAACGGTCTCGGTCTGCTCCGTAACATGGTTACCGCAAACGGTATGTTCCAGGAGTTCAAGACAGACTTGTTCCTCGCTTCTGTTCCAGCTTTGCTCGATTCTCCTTACCGTTGGATTATCGACATCAAACAGAAGGGTTAATTCTTCAACGTAACTAGATTGTATGACTATGGATTCGGAGATGAACATTTACACTGTGAACGACTACCTTATTAATAAGGTGAAGTTCGAGATGCCGATGAAGGCTCTGCTGGGCATCATGCACGACAGGGAGCTTGAAAATGGTATCGACCTCGAAGCCTGCGACAAGGACAAGGTGAGACTTGCCTATGCCGACATGCTAAAATGGTTTGTTCTTGGTCCGAGCAAGGTGAACAACACCTCCGATTCCGATAACGGATGGACTCATTCGGGAGGTGGCTATGACATGTCGGACAACGACAGGAGCGAGATGAAGGTAGAGGCTAACGCTATCTATGCGGAGCTGGAGCCTGGTTCGATGCTCAAGAAGAAGTCCACCTTCCGGGTGACCTCCCACGGAGTAAAGAGGGCGAATTGTTCTCCTTGGGGAGAACCTCTCCCTCACATTATCAAATAAGGCGTATGGAAAAGGAAAACATCAGAAACCCAAGATACCCTCACATCATCAAGATCGTGAGGAAGGTCGTCGGAAAAGCCGACCCTGATGACCCGTTTGCCGATAATGATGCTCCAGTTGGTGAAGACAAGGAAATCATTCTCTACTATGGCGAAGGCCGCAGTTATACTGACACTACCACCGAAGGAGATAAGTATGTTGACCAGAACAAGAGGAAGGCTTCGATTCCCGTCAGATATGACGAATGGGTTGCCGGAAAATGTCCTCTTGATGGCGATACCATCTACTCCACTGTAGGTAACAACACTGAAGTAGGTATAGTCAAGGACTGCGAACCGGATAATAACAGGACTGTCGTTTACTGGAATTATACAAGAGTTTAGACTATGGCAAGTTTATCGGAACAATTCTTGGATATTGATAAGAAAATCCGTCAGATGGCTGTACAGAAGATGCAGCAGAAGATGGAGCACGCGGCTGAAATGACAATGAAAGCTGCGGATAAGTCTCGTGACTACAACGACGTTACTGGTAACTTGTATAAATCAACAGCCATAGGTACATACTATAACGGCTCTATACAGTCAATCCATTACGCTCCAGGTCCAGAGCCAACAAGACCTACCCTTGCAGCTGGAGAGCGGTACAACCTCGACAGGTATTATCGAAGCTCTTTTTCGTTTAAGGATAGCGGACGGAAACCTTATAGAGGCGAATACGGAGAAGGTGGCGAAAACGGTTCAAACGCTGCGTGGGATGAACTCGTTTCAAGAGAACACAACAAAGGAAGGTATGATGCCACATGGCAGATGCTTCTTGTTGCAGGAGTAGATTACGCTAAGTATGTTGAGGTAAAGAAGGGTCACGATGTGATTTCTTCTCTTAGGGAATATTTGATTAGATACTTTAAAAAGATATAACTATGATAAGTATTAAGGATCTGTATTTTGATGTAGGCAATGCCGTTAAGGGAATCTGTGACATGGTTTATGCCAGAAACAGACCAAAGTCTGTGGAAGACAGACCGAACAGCTATATTGTAGTATTCTTTCCTGCGAGTATCTATAATAACGAGATGAATGATGACGGCTCTTATAATGATTATACGACTATTGCCCAGATAGAAGTGTACATAAGAGACAAGTCGTCGTCAAAAAATCCAAACAGTTTTAACGTTTCAGAAGCTGACGAAAAAGTAAGAGCTGTTCTTGGGAAGTTCCCTATCTCTACAAAAAACATACTCGTAACAAGCCCACAAATCACTCTGCAAACTGACGACGGAGACGGTTTCTCTGTTACAATCATACAGGGAAGGTTACGAACCAAATAAGTATTCAGGTATAACAATTTAAAATATTTTAGATTATGGCAATGACAACTATTGACAAGATGAAGGACATTTTCAATGGTCCTAAAACTCTGCTCTACTCAAAGTTGATTACCGATTTGAGTAAGGCTACAGTTGACATCACTCCAGATGTTGAGCTCCCAGTTACTGTTGACTCTCTGAAGGCGACCATGGATGATCCAACCGTAAACCACTACAAGGTTATCGGTCTGGCTGGTGACTGGGCAACTACCGCAGAGCTCGGCGACTTCAACGTAGAGTTCGTTGTTCCTTCAAAGGCAAAGGACTTGCTGACCATTATGTTCGGTGAGGATGCTATCACAGAGCTGACCAATGTTACTCTGAAGGGTACAGGTGACGCTACTCTCGACGCTACTACTGGCTTTACAGGTATCGCTGTTGAGCCTAAGAAGTTCAAGATCAAGGGTACTATCGTTATTGTTGACGACGAGAAGGAGAACCTTATGGTTATTACCAACATCGCTCTCTACGCTACCTTGCAGTGGGATAACTCTGGTACCGAGCCAGTTGCATTCAAGTTCTCCGGCTCTATTGAAGGTGCAGGTAAGCGCAGTATCGCTTGGCTTACCAAGGCTCCAGCTGCTGGTGAACCAGGCATTGGCGGTTAATCAAGTAAAGGCTTCTTTAGGTAATTAGATTCAGGATAACAAACCGTTGGGCGGCAGGCTTATGATAACAGCCGTGCCGCCCTTCTTCATTTAATAGCAAACAATCATGGCAGAAGAAAAGAAAATTGAGCAGCCTTCGGTGGACTTACAGGAGTTACTCGACAGCGTACTGCACGACGAGCCTACCGAGTTCGTGTTCCGTGGAAAGAAGCACAAGCTCGGTTGGCTTCGCAAGGGAACCATGAGCAGGTGTTCCCACATTAGGGCAAAGGAGAAGAACGAATGGAAGCGCAACGTCAAGATTTGCGTCTGCATTCTCCTCAACAACATCTGGAAGATACGATTCCTGTATTGGATCTACTGGCGCTGGCTCTACTACATCAAGGATATGGATATAGCCGATGTGCTGAGAGTCCTCGATGTTTCTAAAAAAAAAATTCCATCGAACGCATTCTCACTGGCTACCATATTAGCGACCGGGATGACGGACGTGATGATGACGATGACGAGGAGCGAAGCAAAAGCTATCCAAGCAGAACCAGCTGGGGAGCAGCCTTCTCTTTAGCTGAGAAGTTCGGTTTCCTCTTTCAGCGTAAGTACTTCATCGCAGCCTACGACTACTGGTGGGGCTATTCGTCGGCACAGATTGATCTCATGGTTGCAGACCAGCCTCTTGTCGTCTATCCAAAGACCAAGAAGGAAGTCGGTCCGAAGAAGCATACCAAGAAGGAGATGGATGACCTCTACGACAGGTGGATGGAGAAAAAGAAGAAAGAAGGAAGCCTCATCGGTAAGAAGATAAGTCTTGCTGATTACTTAAACAATAAACTCTAATTTAAAAATATTCAGGATATATGGCAGGTGGGAATTTAGGTGATTTGTGGTTCCAGCTTGGTGTGAAGGATAATACATCTAAGGAACTTCAAAAAATCATCGACAAGCTTAAGACAGGAGACGACGCTGCAAACTCACTTCTTCGTGCTCTCCAGGGATTCGGAACAAAAAAGTCTGGATTTAAGGAGCAAGCGGAAAAAGCCAAAGAGTTTGCCGATGTTCTCAATGAGATAAATAGAAGGATTTCCAAACTCAAAAAAAATGACAAGAGCGATGAAGCTAAAGATTTGCAGATGGCGGTAAAAAACGCCCTCTCCTATCTCGATATGCTACAGAGAATCAACATAGAACGCAGTAAGATTTCGGAGTTGCGTTCACTTAACCCAAATGTTGATACCTCGAAGCTTAAGGAGGCAGAGTTGATGCTTGAGAATGTCAATAATCAGCTTTATAGATTACAGAATAAAGCACAGGGCGGCGGAGGTGGCGGCGTAGACTATGCAAACGTTTTGCAAGACTATGCTAAGGTTCTCCAAATGACGTTCCGTGATGTAAAGCAGATTACCGATCAATTCAAAAAAGAAAACCCTTTATCTGCATTTTCTGGCGGAGCTGCAAAGGTTGAGGCTGATATATCAAGAGTAACTGAAAAGCTTGCCAAAATGCGAGACCTCATGGCAGAGGGTGCGTTAAAGGGTTATAATACCAACATGCTTGGTGGAAGTATCACTGAGCTTAACAAGATTCTTGCCCGATTGCAGTCTGCATCTGGTAACAAATCAATCCTCACTGATGCTGCGCAGATGAAGAACCTTCTTTCCGATGTTGCTGTAGAGATGACAAAAGCAACCGCTGCGACCCAGGCATACGGGCGAGAAAAAGGAAAGGCCATCGCAGTAGAGAGGGAGTTTGCCGCGGCAGCTAAGTTGAGTGCAAAAGACAATGATGCGGAATTAAAGGCTCAATCTGATTATATAAAGAGGTATATGGCTCTCGTTGAGAAGAAGCGTGAGATTGCAGAGAAGGCGGGCATATCTCCGTTCTTCAAGAACGACCAGGGTCTGAAGAATACCAAGGCAGAGATAGATACCTTGCTTACAAGACTCGGGAAGGTCAGAGAGGACATTACCCTGTACCAGCACGCTATCGGAACCGGTACGAAGGAAGGCATTTCATTCGGACAGCAGGGCTTGAAGGAAGCCAACGCTGAAGCAGAGAAACTGATGGGTACAATAACAGCTCTTCAGAACGTTTACGATACTCTCCGTGTCAGCCAGGCAAATGTCAAGGACCTTATAGGCCAGACTCCTCAGAAGCAGAGACAGGACGACATTCAGAAAAGAATGTCTGAATATTACTCTAATCTCGAAAAGACTTCTAAAGAGAAGGAAGCTCAGGCTACAAGAGATGCTGCTAAGGCAAAGCGTGAAGACATTGCAGCAGAGAAGCAGAGACAGAACGAGTTGAAGAACACTGAACGTCGATACGACTCTATTGGTAATAAAGTCCGTCAGCTTCGTTCAGAATACAGCAGGGGTATCTCTATCGGCGCAGATGTAAGCAAGGCAGAAGATGAGATTAAAAGGCTCATTTCTATAATGAGACACCTTGGTGCTATCCGAGATAGTCTTAGTTCTGGGTATTATTGGAGATCAACTCTTGGTGAACTTGGTAACATTGGTAGCGGCCACGATGCTACATTGGCGTCAAGAGTTCTTCAAGACCAAAAGGCAGTAAACCGGGAAGTTCAAAGAGGTATTGAGCTCGAACAGAAGCGTCAGCAGGAGATTGCCCAGACGGCTGCAAAGGTTCAGTCTCGGTTGGTTCGTGGCTTCGAGAGAGCCAACAGCCATGCAGGAAAGCTGAATTCAACCGTACAGGACTTGAAGTCACTTTTCTTGCAGGGAGGTCTTGTGTTCGGCGCTCAGCAGTTCGCTATGAGCATCATCACTACTGGTGGTGAGATGGAGAAGCAGCATATTGCTCTCCAATCCATCCTTGGTGATATGCAGAATGCGAACACTATGTTTAACCAGATTAAGGAACTCGCTCTTAATTCGCCATTTACGTTCTCTGAGTTGAACCGAGACGTTAAGCAGTTGGCCGCGTATGGAGTTGAATATGACCAGCTCTACGATACGACCAAGAGGCTTGCGGATATGTCTTCCGGTCTTGGTGTTAGCTTCGACCGTATCGCATTGGCGTTTGGACAGGTCCAGGCTCGTGGTTGGCTCGATGGTAAGGAGCTTCGCCAGATTGCGTACGCAGGTATTCCTCTGCTTAATAAACTTTCAGAGTTTTACTCTAAGCAAGAGGGTCGAAATGTCTCTACGTCAGAGATTAAGACTCGTATATCGAACCGAGAGGTTAGCTTCGATGATGTGAAGTCTATCTTCTGGCAGATGACTGATGCAGGTGGTCAGTTCTATAACATGCAGCAGATTCTGAGTGAGACTTTGCTCGGAAAATATAACAAACTGAAAGACGCTTGGGAAATTATGCTTGCCGAGTTTGCGAGCGGAGAAAGCCTCGTTGGTAAGTTTTTCAAGACTGCCATCGAAGGAGCTACAACACTCGTTCAATCTCTGCATTCTTTGGCGCTTCCTGTTGGAACTATATTAGCCGGATATGGATTAAAAAAGATGCTTGCAGGAGGCGTAGCTTCTAATTTCCTCTCTAACAAAGCCAGTGTAGCTGCCGACATTCAGAAAAGAGTCCTGATGGGCCAGCAGATTTCTCAGGTAGAACAAAGAATTCTGGTTACTAAAAACAAGATTACTGGAGCTGACCTGAGAGCGTTGGCTAATGCAAGGGCATTAACTACAGAGAAGCTCAATCAGTTGAGGTTATCAGGAAAAATCACGGCAGAGCAGTATAATATTTACAGAAGTATTGTTCTGAGACAAAAAGGAGAAAAGACGGTACGTATGCAGATGTTGCGCACATTGGCGACAATGCGCTCTATGTCTCTTACTACCACTTTGTCTTCTGTAAAGAATGTGTGGACAGCATTCAAGACATCGGCTTTGGCTGCATTTAGAATTATAGGTACAGGAGCTAAGACTCTTGCAGCTGAAATCTGGTCAGCTATAGGAGGTTTACCTGGCCTTATCATTACTGCCGTTACTTTTGGTGTCATGTACGCCTTTAGCGAATATCAGGAACTCAGTCAAAAGATTAAGCAGACGCAAGACGAAATAGCCGACAAGAACAAGCAGATAAGAGATTTTCTCCGTGATAACAACGTAAACATCGCAATATCCGGTGGCGACACAAAGGAAATTGACAATATGATTGATAGCTACAAGGAAAAGTTGAAAGAGCTTGCTCCTTATAGTTATAAGAATATGCTGATGACGGCAGACGAAAAGAAAAGTCACGCTGATCGTCTTAAGTATCTTGAGCAAGAGATTAAGCTGCTAAAAGAAGCCAATGATATTGCGAACTCAAAGCTTAGTAGCAGATATTACTACTCTGATTTGAGTGATACGACCGAAGAAGTAGTTGACGCATTCAAGAAGAGAGAAGATATGCGTATTGCAGCTATGGCCGCTGGTGCATCATCTGGCGACAAGACGCTATATCTTGACGAAAAGGCGTTTGGAAACTATATTGAAAAACTCAAAGATGAACTTGCAAGAAAGTTTGGAGATATAGGGAAAGACGAGCGTATGCGTGAGGCTGCGATGCAAGCAATGAGCGGTATATTCTCATCAATGGGTGTTCCAGAGGACAAGGCTGATATTATCAGAACGTCCATCTTACAAGCATTTGGATGCGGAGACAAGAGCGCATGGTTGCAGACAGAGGTGTCTAATAGCATGATTGCTTTGATTGACAAGTCTTTCCCTATGATTGGAGAGAAGATTAGGGCAAGTGTACCTCTTAACGATGCAGAAAAAGCAAAGGTAAGGGAGCTGATGAATGATGCCAAGAACGGTCTCATCAGACAATATCCGGAACTGGAACGTACTCTTCAGAATATGCTTGCTGCATCAAACTTCCAGGCTGTCATCAAACTTGTCATTGATGGTGGGGATAAGTTGAATGACTTACAGAGTGAGCTGGTTAAAAGAATTCCTGGCAAGTATAGTGGACTGATGATGAGCGACATCTCTGGCCAATATAAGACGTACGCCGAAAGATGGGGAAAAGAGAATAGCTGGTACTCTGCAAGAAACGCTGCTAATGAGGATATTACAAAGTCGTATAACGAATACCTATCAGCGAAGAAGTCTAACGCAAAGAATGTCAAGGAACTTTACACGAAATGGCAGACAATAAAACAGGCGGCGCATGATCTTCTTAATTACGACTATGAAGGTGAAGGCAAAAAATCAAACAAGCCAGGAAAGAAGAATACTCATGTCAATCAGGAGGACAAAGAGCTTGAAACTTTAAGGAAGCGTATCGACCTTTACAAGAAATTCTATTCTGAACTTGAAAAGTACAGAAAGATTTATGGAGATGAAGGAGCTATGATACAGATGAGGAAAGACAAAGAGTTCAAGAATTCTGTATTATCATGGAAGCTTTCTGACCCAGGGACCTACGGGTCTTCTATCAGAGAACTTATGAATCGTTTGCCATCATCAACCCAGAAAAGAAGGGAATACAAGGAGAGTCAACAGGCCGACATTCATGCCAAGAACAGAAGTATCGAGGAAGAGCGCATAAGGGAAACCAATAATATGTTGTCAAAGCGGCTCAACATTATCTCAGAACAGTACAAAACTTACAAGAAAATATATGAGCTGACAGGTAATAGCAAGGGCGCTTCTATGCTTGCTTTTGGCTATGTGCAATCTGGAACATATCAGTACTACCTGAAAGAGCAGATGAAGTGGGCGGTCAAAGAACATAATGAAAGAACAGGGCAAAGCCTCAGTGCTGACGATGTTCTTAAAATGAACGAAAGCGACTTTAATAAGCATATCGGTAGCGAAAGTGAGAATGCCTCTGTTATTTACAAGGAGTGGGTGGAAGAAACTGCCCGTATCAAGCAAGAGACCATCGACCTGCTGGCTAACCTTGTCGAAAAGAATGCCACTATCGACCAACAGATAGAGGATGAGAATCGCAAGTATGAAAGGCAGCTCGAACTCATCAAGGGTATCAAAGATGCCGGTATGCGTGATAGAGCAACAGAAGGTGCGGAAAAGACGCATAACGAAAATCTTGCTAAGCTTGAGTTTGAAAAGTTCAAGCAGGAATCTGACTGGGTTACCATTTTCGACGACCTTGACAGGGTATCTTCTTCAACCATTAACTCTATGATTGAGAAGATTGATGGTTTCTCAAAGACAACTGGTCTTTCCGTAGAGGTTGTTAAGCAGTTAAGGGATGCTCTTGGTAAACTGAGAGATGAGCAAATTGACCGCAATCCTATCAATGGTATCGTTGGCGGTATGCAGCGAGGAAATGCTATAGGTAGTTTCATTGGTAGTCGTTTCCGTAAGGGTATGGATATTTCCACTACCACCTATGTGGACTCCAGCGATGCCAAAAAAATGGGTATCAAAGAAGGAAACTACACAAAGGGCCAGCTTGAAAACGAGAAAAAAGGCGCATACGACGACGCAAACAAGGGTGTCTCGAAGCTTGCTGACAAGTTCAAGGCTTTACAAGATTGCCTGAGTCCTGTTATTAGTTTATTCGATGTTCTTGGCGAGGAGGACTCTTTTCTTGGTCAGGCGACAAATATGGCGAGTGGTGCTTTTGGAGCAGCAGCGCAGGTATCTGGAGGCTTGAATGCTCTTGGCCTTGGAAGTCTTGGTCCTTATGGAGCGGCAGCCGGTGCTGCGTTGAGTGTTGTTACATCTCTGTTTGCCATGCACGACAAGGCCCTACAGAAAGAGATTGAGGCTTCGGAGGAACGCCAGAAGGAACTTGACAACATGACCAAGAATGTCAAGAGTATCATTGAAGATGCGCTTGGCGGAATTTACTCGTACAAGGAGAGGTCGGACACAAAGAGTACCATCAGCAAGATTACCTCTAATTACGAACTCGCCGATGCATGGAAAAAAACAGGAATCGGAAAGAGTCTTCCTTTCTTAGTGAAGAGTGTTTATTCCAAAGAAACATACGAGGCCGCAAAGGAAGCCCAATCCAAACCGGGCAGCGCATACCACGCAGAGCTCGCTTCATTAAAAGCTCAGAAGGACGAGTTGCAAAGCCAACGAAATTCTGAAAACGAGAAGAAAAAGAAGGATAATTCAAAGATTGCCGACTACGATCAGCAGATTAAAGAAATGGAACTTCAGATCGATTCCTTTGCGAAGGGCTTCCTAAAGGATATATATTCTATTGACTTTAAGAGCTGGGCGAGTGAGCTTACAGATGCAGTAGTAGGTGCCTGGGAGAAAGGAGAGGATGCTGTTGAGGCTTACAAGGAGAAGGTCAAAGATATGGTTAAGGATGTGACAAAGAACATCGTTACACAGAAAATCATGGAGGCTGCTCTTCAAAAACCGCTTGATTATCTTACTAATATCCTAAAGGACAAAGGAAAGCTCGATGAAACCGATATGAACCAGCTGGCTGATCTGTTATATAAAGCTGGCGAAAATGTAGTTCCTCAGTTAACCGGTATCTTCGATGCTCTAAAGGAAAAGGGACTTGATTTGAGAGAAAACGGAAGTTCCTCTTTGACCAATTCGATTAAGGGTATTAATGAGGAAGAAATCGGCCTTCTCGCTTCGTACCTTAATTCCATCAGATTATATTGTGCAGAAGACAATGCGAATCTCAAGCAGCTGACGGAATTAACTAAATCTGTTCTACCTGAGATAAGCGTAATCGCAAGGTCTCAGCTTACATCTATAAATCAACTCGTTACTCTTGCTGAGTACAGAAACGGTAGACTTGATGAGATATACAGCTGGATGCGCTCAATCACTAAGGAGACTGGCGCAAGAAGTATAAGGATTAACTAAAAGTAAAAGCTATGTTTGGAAAAAGAAATTTATCAGACAGAATGAAGAACGAGGCGGTTTCACTGGGTCTTTGCGCTCAGTGGACTGCCGAGTGGCACGACAACTCATCCAAGCATGAGATGGTCGAGAAGTTTGTTAAGGGTATTGACTTCTGTATTGGAAAGAACTGGCCTTCGACAAAGGATATGAAGAAGTACTTTGGTGATGTCATTCACGATCATGGCGTGTATGTTGACGAGAACGTTGACCTGCAAAACCCAAAAATTGTCATCCTCAATGGAGAGTGTGTAGCAAACATCAACTATGACTGGATGGATAGCGGTGAGATATATGTAAGACACAACTCTTCACTTTACCTGAAGGTCAAGGGGTTCTCCAGGGTGTTTGTCAATCTGTTAGATGGCGCAGAGCTTCATGTTGAATGTGAAGATACCGCAAAGTGCTTCGCCTATCAATACGGAGGAACAGTCGTGAAAGCTACCGGACCAGTCAATATCAGGGATAGACACGACTTTAAGTTTAATTAATGTATATTTATACGTGTATTTCTTGCATATTTATTCTATTTTCCGTATATTTGCAATTATAAAAAGTTGATTTTAGGTATGAAGGATTATTTCAGGATATACATGCAGAAGGAGGGCGATGGGAATGAAGTAAAGGATTCCATCGCCGCCTTTGGTATGTATGTTAGCGAGAACCCGTTTAAACCATTCGATTCCGTCAAAGAACCTTCAAAAAGAGAGTGGAATGACGAACATGGAGACGATGAGTATATCGGACCAGAAGGGCTCTATATGGCGTCGTATGAAACTGATATAAAGTTTCTGTTCAAGGGAGACGCTTTTGGTGCAACAGATAAGTGCAAGGCTTTCTTAGACTACCTCAGAAAGTCGGGAATGATGAAAATGTACTGCGAGTTCAATAAAATCGGAAGACAGCATGTAAGGCTAAAGAGTATATCTCCTACTCTGTACAGAGAACCTGGCAATGAGGATTTGCTTGTTCTTTCGATTAAGTTCAAGGTTAATGATCCTGTCACGGAAATCAATCCGCTCAGAGATGCGTCGGGTAATGTTACAAGTTTAATATAGCGATTATGGGCGTTTGGAAAATATATCATAAAGACGGCACCATACTTAAGGATGCCAACGGAAACAATATAGACATCCGAAGTCTCGAATATTCGGATGCGTGGATGGGTGAATGTTATCTTACAGTTACGTTCAGGCATGAAACTCCTATTGTTTTTATGATGGGAGACTATATCATTTACAGGAATGAAAAGTTCGTTCTTAATTACGAACCCGGGCAAGATAAGAAAGCAAGATTTAATACTTACGGGGACGGATTTGTCTATGACAGCGTGAAATTCAATTCTCTCCAGAATGAGCTTTCTGATGCGGAATTTTTCGATGTAGTTTTGAACGACAACGAACTCCACTACACTACCCTTCCAAAATTCCAGTTCTATGTAGAAACTCTTGATGATTTGCTTGACAGAATACAGGCAAACCTTAATGAGCAGATTGGAGCTGGAAAATGGAAAATCTTCTCTCGTAACAAGGACAGATCCGAGCAGAGAGGGTGTACTGCCGAGGAATGGAATGAGGCTTATGGAGAAGGAACGGACGATAATGTTATTGATTCGACGTCTATAACGGCTGACACAATGACGTGTTGGGAAGCTCTTGCTCTTGTTAATAGTAAGTGGAATGTCAACTTCATCGTAAGAGGAAGAAATGTCTATGTTGGTACAGCCGGTGTTACGACAGAACACATGTTTGAGTACGGCCGTGGCAACGGACTTTACGAGATTGAGCAGAACGCAGATTCTGATCAGAAGGTTATCACGAGACTCAGGGCTTATGGCTCAGAGAAGAACCTTCCTTCTCACTATTATGCGGATCTCGGCGTCAAGTATGTGGCGAATATCACAAAGGTGGTTAATGCAACAACATACGTGGATCTCGACCTTGATATTGATTACATTGAGACATATTTCAAGAATCCGAGAAAGTATATTGTTTCTGGAGAAACTGGCGAGCAGTCTTCCGGTTGGGTACTTAAGGTTACATTTGATTTCAAGACTGAGATTACCGGTTATGTAACACAGGCATACGACTCTAAAAAATGTAGATTCTATTCTGAGCTGAAGGGAACACAGACTGACACCGGAGATGAGGAATCAAAGGAGAAGCTTGATGTGTTTATTGCGCAGGTTAAGGCAGGAAACACGAAGATGTATATCACATCGGGTCTCAATAAGAAAAATATTCCTTCGTCCATGAAGGAATATGCAGAGAATCTCCCGAACAATATGTCAATCAACAGGCTTATGCTGCCTGGATTTCCTCACGTATCGCTGAGTGACTTCTATGATTCGCTCACGGATGAAGAGAAGAAGTATGTGAACCCTACCGGGAAGCAACACAGATTCTCTACTGACCCGCATAGGCCATACATTGATTCCGTAAACATCGAACAGATAGGCCTTCATTCGGCATCGCAGTTCTTCGATACCGATGATAAGACAAATGGAATCATCGAAATCTACCCTACCATTGAAGAAATGGTTATCGGTGGTGTGCGTGTTGATGAGATTGATGAGGGTGTTGCTCCTGATGATGATGGCAGATTCAATGATAACGAAAATGTCAAGAACGTTGACATCTATCTCAGTAAAGCTGTCAATTTCGATATTAACGACTTGAAGGACGATGATTTCTCAATCTCCGTGAAAGATGGTATGTGTGGCGGTCGTACATTCAAGGTAGCATCCTCAACCAAGGTTGATGGGAGATGGAGGCTCACTATCGAGAGAATCAAGGATGATGCTCTTGAACTTTGGTTCCCATACAAGGACTATCCTATCAGAAAAGGTGACCATTTCGTCCTTACTGGTATCACTCTTCCTGATTCCTATGTCAATGCAGCGTCTCTGAAGCTCCTTAAGTACGCAATCGCTCTTCTCGAAAAGAACGACTACACAAGATACGTCTATCAGCCAAAGGTGGATGAAATTTTCATGGCAAGGCAGCACGACGCAGCCATGGCTGATGAAACGGGAGCAATAAAGAGTTTGCATGACACCTTGAAGGCAGGTGATCTGATGGATTTTAGAGATGACGACCTGAATATTAGCGGAACAATTACCATAGACCAGCTCAACATCAAAGAGCAGGATGGTAAAATTCCTACTTACGAGATTACTCTTAGAGAGGATAAGGAGGTTGGAACTATCCAGAAAATCCAGCAGCAGATAACATCTCTTGAGAACGGAAACGGCGTTTCAGGAGGTGGCGGTGGAATCACATTGGCGCAAGTTAAGGGACAGGTGGCTACTGAGGGAAGAAAGTTTTTTCTTTCTAAGCTGTTTGATGATGTAGCAAAAGGATTGATTACTTTTGAACAAGGTATTAAGTTGGGTGCAGGAACTCTGTGGAAGATTACTTTGGATGGAGTAGCTTACCTTAAGCAGCTGAACATAGACAGAGATGTAGTAGTTAAAGGAGATACGAAACTTGGAGAGAATGGAACGAATACCGAGTTCGGAGTTTACAATACAGACTCGACGGGTGCAAGGATTCAAGTAAAGGAAGATGGAACTTCAATAGCTGAGTTTGATTATATCACTATCCGTCGTGCTGCCCAATTCCGAGATATTACCATCCGTGAGCTTCGCCATATAGGTGGCGAGTTGGCGATAACTCCTGCTGCAATGGTATGCTCAAAGGTCGAAAGACTTAACTCTAACGGAGAAGTAATAGCAAAAGGAGATAATACAGAGCCATCCTCATTTAAATGCTATTTTGAAACCAAAGATAGCGATGAAGGAAGCAGAAAGGTGTTTAATTATTTTCGCCCACTCGACCAAGCAAGATGTCAGCAGTTTGATATAGTAACAGACGGAAGCAAGAAAACGAGATATTATTGGCGACTTGTCATGTCTGTTGGTGAGGATTACATTGTACTTTCTAATTTAGCTAATGGAGGTATGGATTCCCTAACTACCTCTGAACCTTTGGTTGGAGATAATATCGTTCAGCTCGGTTATCAAGGTAGCGATGACCCAAACAGACAGTCAGCTATTATACTCTCATCTACATCAGATGATGCGCCAAGTCAGAAGATGTATCAGGGAATATCATCATTCTCCCTTGATGGTTGTCTGGTTAAAGATGAGGGGTATGATGCGGCAACTGGTGTATTCCATTGCAACATCTATGGCGACAGCTTTATAGGTAGCAAGGATGGTGGCTATTTCACCTACGATTCAAAGCATAAGAAAGCAACATTCAAAGGTACAGTGAATTTCGAGAGTGAATCTACTTTGCCGGACGGCTCATCAGTAAACGATATAGCCAAGAAGGACGATTTGCAGGATTTAAATATTAAGAGCGGTAATCTCTTGCGCAATACGTCCTTCTGCGGTGACTACGAGAGTATTGATATATCCGAAGATACTGAAATCTCTGAGAATAAGGAAACGTTCTCCGAAAAACTGAAATATTGGACGATGGAGAATGCAAGTGTGATTGACACCGAAGACTCTACAAGCGGGAAAGCAGTAAAAATAGGCGGAACCCTATCTCAGCAACTTGCCCAACCTTTATTGGTAGATAAGGCATACGTGCTTTCCTTCAAAGGCAAGGGAACGACCGTCAAGGTAAGTGTCGGTGGCGAAACGCATGATGTAGATATGACTTCATCTTTCGAGCGATATGAGTTGCATATTACTTGCTCTGACGCAAACGCTGTATTCTCTATGGTTAGTACAAATTGTGTTGTTTGTGAAATCATGCTTTCTAATGGCAAGCTTGCCCCTGCTTGGTCACCTTCCTACTCGGACAATGATAAGTCGATGGCTGAGTTTCAGAGCTTAAAGTTCCTCACTGATGCTATTACGCAAGGTTCAACAACCATCGATGGCGGTTTGGTTATGTCTCAGCAGTTTAAGGTAGGCAATTACCGAGACAAGAAGCTCCTTAAGGAAACTGGCGGTATGAGCGGCTACTACAACGACGATGATTCTCCTTTTTTATGGGGCGGTGGAACACTCGAACAGGCTATCTACACCATTCAAAAGTACAAGGATAACCCGAACTACGAGCCTACTGCCGAAGAACTCAACAATCTCGCTAAGTTCGTGGTCACACATGGCGGTAGAGCCATTCTCACCGACATCATTCTGCGAGGTATTATCTACGCCGAAGGTGGCGTGATGAAGTCTATCAAGTCGCCAAATGGAAATTTTGAGATTGATGAAGAAGGAAATGCCAAGTTCAAGGGTGATAGTGAGTTCGGTGGCAAGCTGGTTGGTGTGAGTGGAAGCTTCAAGAGGCTCAATTGTGTCAATGATAAAGGCAATGTCGTGGGAAGCATTGAATTTGGAAGCGATGGAAAGATGTGGTTCGATGGTGATATGTTTAGCCAAGGTTACAATAAAAAGGAGGACCGCAGCAACAGATTTTACACATCAGACGTGTGGTGCAGAGGAATGTTTGGACATCGTTCCAAGACGATGGCGATAGTCAAACAGGACTTGATGAAAGTCTTTACAAGGGGCACGGGTAAAGAACCAGTCGAGCATAAACTGACGCAGGGAATGACAACAAGCAGCAACACTTATTACGAGATACCGCTCTTTGCGCCTGGTGGCAATGACGACACCGCTGGTATGCCGATAGATGTAATCCTTTTCAACAATACAGCGGACTACTATTATTCATTCGTGGGCATGGACGATGGCAAGGAGTGGCGAGTGATTAACGGAAACGACAATCAGACTATACATTTCTGCGACATTGGAGGCTGGCATGAGCTGAAAGGTGGCGCAAGCGTGAATTGCATATACATACCCCCAGAATTCCTTACCCCAGTACCTTCATCCAGCTCGATTGGCCGAGGTGTGTTCTGGACTGGTGAGACAGACATGAATTGGAATGGAAATGGCAAATGATAATGATTAAGAATATGGAACAATTGAACAAAACCCCTACAACGGGCAAGTTTGGTGACGTAGCAAAAACGATCGACACCAATTTCGGCTTGATTGTCACAAAGCTCATGGAACTGAGTGAGGCAAGCAAGGCGAAGGAGATGAATTGCGGTTTCTATTCATCAGAGACCGAGCTAAAAACCGCGTACCCTAACCCTGATAAGGGCATGATGGCTTATGTAGGCAGCGGTACTGACTATACCGTCTATCGCTGTAAGACGGATGGTACGTGGACTGCTACCAGCGAGACCTTCAAAGTGAATATCTCGGTAGATTTATCCACTTATGCTACCAAGGAAGCTTTGGCGCAAGTCAAGGGTTCGGTAGATAATCTGCTGCTGGGTGCGGTGTATGGCGGTATCGCCGCAAGAACCACAAACCCAGGCACTCCAAAAACCAAGGTGTTCTATCTGCCTACCGAGGTCGGTGAATACCGTAATTTTGGCAATCTCTCTGTAGTAGAAAATGAAATCGCCTTCCTTTGTTTCGATGGTACGATTTGGACGAAGCAATCCGTCGATTTTTCATCTACTATTACCGAAATCAAGGAGAAAGCCAATACTGCTGCGACTGATGCAAGCAATGCGTTAAAAAAGGCAGAGGCGGCAAACAAAACGGCAGAGGCAAACAAACAGGCTTTGACTACCGCTACGTCCGATATTTCTACATTGAAGAAAAAAGTAGATGACATCCCTGCTACTATCACGAAGTTCGTGAATATGACGGAAGCAGCTTACGAGGCTTTGGAAACAAAGGACCCAGACACCTACTATATGCTTACGGAGGAATAATAGATATGGCTTATGATTATCATAAACGGAAAAGAGATAACTGCTATCAATCTTGGTAAGAAAGCCGTGAATGCAGTTTATAAGGGGTCAGTCTTGATTTGGCAAGCAATACGTTCTTGCTTCGGCTTAGGATATTGGGATGACGATAAACCTTGGCTCGACGAGGATGCTTGGCAGGACTAAACTTTTAAAGGTAAAAAGGTAAAAAAGTAAAAAGATAAAAAGAGCATTCTTGCTCTTGAGTAAAAATATAAAAGATAAATTTATGGCAAAGAATGTTATAGACGAAGAAATATTGGACTTTACCTCCTCTTGGAACAACTACAAGGGAAGTCGTGTACGTGAGTTTATCCAAAAGAGTCTCTCCAACGACTCGAAACTTATCAAAGAAATTCGGACAAGTAAAGCTTCCTATATTGCTGTATTGGAGACTGATACAGCTACAGGTCTGGTTACGGTAGGTATGTTTGCAGACGAGGTATCTTACAGTACATGGTTGAAGGATAAGGATAACAACGGACATCTGTTGCTCTCAAGCACAGAAATACCAATGGGTAACGGTGGCGGTTCTTCTGAATCGTCTTATATCGTAAAGCTTTCCAACATGGGAGAAAAGTCGATTACGGCTACCAAAAAGTCTGACCTTGTAGCCAAAATACGCTTCACGTCTCAGCTTTATGACCCATCAGACGGAAGTAAGAGTGATACCAACGAGGAAGCAGACTTGCAGATAGAGACGATGATGCAGGGTTCCTCTGTATGGAAGGTGGTAGGTAATATCTCCATTACATCACAACCGACCGACAATGCAACTGCATATACAACGATTGACCTCTCTCCTTATTGCGTGGACGGCACCCAGTCTGTCCGTATGATAGCTATCGGTAAGACTTCCGAGAAGAAGACTCCTTATGTCAATATCACGGTAACGCTGACCAATATCCAGATAAAATTTCAGACTAAATGGCAGAATCCTTTCGAGTACAAAGCCGTTGCTCCGACTATCTCGGTTCCGTTGACGATTACGGGTACAATCAGTAAGGTGCTGCATCTGAAAGTTTCTTCTTCTGACGGAAAGTATTCTCGTACATACGATTATAGTATTGGTACGGCTACATATACCGAAACTCCATATATTGCATACATCGACCATCCGAAAGCGCATGGAATTTATAATATCGAGGCATGGATTACATCAGGCGATAACGTCAAAACCGAATCCGTATCACAGAACATTATGTGTACGCTATCGGGCAATACTACTCCACTTCTTGTACTCAACAACATCGGTACATTCCAGAACTGGAGCAGCGTACAGGCGTTTGACTATGCGGTATTCAATCCGAAGGCTGACAATACGGATATTGCTTTCGTACTTACCAATTTGGAGTCTAACAGCGTAATATATAGCGAGAGTGTGCAAAACGTTCCTGCGGGAGTTATCAAGTCCCTGATTTTCGACCTCGAAGTAGAAACAGAGGATAATGTCAATTTCCCTGCATCGATGTCGTTCACTTCCGGACAGGTTGTTCTGCGTGACCAATTGCGTGTAGTAGTGGATAATAGTGAGAATTTTGCGCCTACATCGGGAGCCGACTTCTTCCTCAATCCTAAGAAACGCAACAATAGTGAGAGTGAACCTAATACCATCGTTAATGCTGTTAATAATCAGCAGGTGAAATCCACCTTCGAGGGTTTTTCTTTCATCAGTGATGGTTGGATTGTCGATGCTAATACGAATGCTCGTTGCTTGCGAGTCTTGGATGGCTCTAAGGTCAACATCAACTACGATGCTTATTCTGACGATACGCCTCTACAGGGATTGACTATCGAAATTGACTTTGCTACTCGCAATGTAACCGATGAGAATGGCATTTTGCTCCAGATGGGAACACCTTCTACCGTTGACAGTCATCTGGTGGGCTTTTGGTTGAAGGCGCAGGAGAGCTGCATGATGACCATGGAGAAGCGTGTGGAGGGTTCACAAAACTGGATTTACTCTAAGGAGACTCGTACTCATGTGGCTATCAATATCGTTCCTAACCTCTATAGTCAGGGTGTCAACTATGTGCGTGTGTTCATTAATGGTATTATAAGCCGAGAGTTTGTCTATTCCGATAACGATGCGTTCTGGCAGTCAGTAGGCGGAACTAAGAAAACGGGCGGCATAGTGATTGCGCCTCAAGGTTCGGATATTGATATTTACGGTTTGCGTATCTACAAGAAATCTCTTTCCGCTACGGATATTTATCAGAATAGACTTTCTTCCTTTGCCACTATCGGCGAAAAGAAGGCTTTCAAGGAGAAGAATGACATCTTAGGTGAAAGCGGCTTGATTTCTTACTCTAAGGCATACACCAAATACAACACCCTGCTATATAAATGTGCAGTGCCATCACTCAAGTCACCTACGGCTGTTGTGGGCGACATCGTTATTCATAAGATCAATGACAAGGCGCATAGTGGTACGCTCTATAATATGTCCCTGAAAGGACAGGGTTCTACATCTAAAAAATACTGGGCTTGGAACATCCAAAGCGACTTCAAGCGTGAGGATTCTAAGTGGGTGGATGAAAATCTTGTGGACCACGGACAATGCTATCAGAACGCCGATGGACTGCCTCTTGCCAAGAAACTGGTAGATAAGCGCAACTGGGCTTCATCGCCTCAGTCGCACAAGATGGGCGCTACCAAGCTCTACAATGACCTCTACAAGGAGGTGGTAGGCAAGAATGAGATTACCAGCATCGAGGGTATGGAGAATTGCCGTGTAGCGGTATATGAAGACCCATTCCTTGTATTCCAGCAGACTGAGAATGATAGTGAGCCTGTATTCATCGGTTTAGGTACGTTTGGTTCTGGTAAGGCAGATAAGCCTACCTTTGGCTACGACAAGACTAAGACTCCAGATATGCTGATGATAGAGGGTTCTGATAACAACCCTCGTCTTACCAAGCATCAGGTACCTTGGATTCCAGGCGACGTGAACTACAGTGAGGAAGAGGAAGGCTATGTCTATGCAGGCACTACCTCATGGGATTATGGTTTGGGTAATCGAAATACTATCTCCCGCTTCATCGAGGCATTCAATTTTGTGTATTCTCATACCAACAGACTGAAACCGTTTAATGGAACATTTACTCAACTGAAGGAGGCGAAAGGCTTGGATATTAGCTACTGCTACTGGGTAACTAAGTCTGAAGCGGGTTCCGAGCGATATGATATGTATCGCTATGATGAGATAAACAAGACTTGGGTGGCTGGTGGAACTACGAAATCTGAGGCTGGTGTGTATGCTACGCTGAATGTGAAGACTCAGACTGCCAACTACATCAGCGACGATTTCACCAATCATGAGACATACCTTGAGTGGGAAAAAGTGAATGAGGACTTTATCGCTGCACGCAGAAAGGAGTTCGCAGAGAAGATTACAACTTACTTGCACAAGAAGGATATTCTGTTCTTCATTTGTATGATGAAGTTGCTTGCAGCTTGCGACAATAGAGCAAAGAATACATATTTATGGGTGTTCAGCTCCACATCACTTATCCGTGCCTTTCAGGATGACCTCGACTCCATCCTTCCTTTCGATAATCAAGGTAAATTGACGAAGCCGTATTGGGTGGAGGAACATGATTTTGACACTTCGTTAGGCAAGAACTACTGGAACGGAGAGGATAATGCGCTTTATAACCTGTTGGAGGAATGTTTTCCTACCGACCTTCGTTCTACCATGAAGGAGATACTGAGCGCAATGGCTCGTCTGGGTGATGGTACGGTACAGGGCTGCTGGGAGAAGTACTTCATGTCAACCTGTCAGTATTTTCCTGCCGTGGCTTACAATGAGTTCGCACGTATCGGTTATGAATATGCCCACTATCAGATGGTGAACGGCAACTACAACAATGATACCGACCCTATTACACAGTCGCTTGGTTCGCAAGAGGAAGGTGAGCGCCAGTGGTGTAAAGATAGAACCATCTACATGAGCAGCTATGCAAAATACGGAGAGTTCGACCCAGGTAGTCCTTTGGGTGGAAACATCAACTATCGTTCCACCGAACAGATGGAGGTGAAGTTTAACCTCACGGCAGCTATGTGGATATACCCTGTCGTCACCATCGGTCAGAGTACCATCCTTGACGGCAAGAGAGTGAAGGCTGGAGAGTCGGTAACGGCTACTGGTGTCACCGACAGCAACACGCAGAACATCGTTTGCGGCGTGAACTATATGAGTGACATCGGTACATGGTACGACAAGCCTGCCAACGAGACCTTTGCCTTTAATGGTAGTCGTGTGCGTAAGCTGATAGCCGGTACGGACAACAAGAGTGAAATCCATCTGAAGGCTACCTCATTGCTGGTAGGTTCCATGAAATCGCTCCGCACACTGGATATCCACAATCTGAGTACGGTTTCGGGCAGCATGGACGTGTCTGCCAACGTGCGTTTGGAGTCGGTTGACGCAAGAGGCACCTCCTTAACGGGTATCACCCTGCCGCAGCAGGAGTTCCTTACCACCGTGAAGTTGCCATCCACCCTCACTACCCTGCATCTTGACGGACAGCGCGGACTGAATATTCTCTCCCTTGAGGGCTACGAAAAGCTACAGAAGGTGTATATCAACCAGGACACCTGTCCTAAGATTGCGGTACTCGACATCGTGAACAACCTAAAAGCGCAGAGCAAGAACCTTTCCTCGCTTACGATATTGGGCATCGAATGGACGGATGTATCTGCTGATACGCTTTCATGGTTGCTGGATAAGAAGGCAAAACTGACTGGTAGAGTTACGCTATCAGAAAGCGTATCGGTAGATGCTACCTTGAAGATGCGCATGGTAGGTATGTGGGGTAATATCGACGACGAGAAGAATGCGCTCTACGTATCATATAATAAGGTGGAAATCAAGAGTGCATCACTGAAGGGTTATAGATACTTTGCGAAAGAAGGCAATTATACTCTGAAGCTATATACTATACCTGTGGCTGGTAATGACATCGTGTATGTGTCATGGAAAATGACGGAAACACCTCTTGCCACTATCGACCCGAAGACAGGTATAATCACCGTAACCGAGGCGGGTAGCCGTGAGAATGACGACAAGGCGACAGTGACGGTCACCTTGCAGCTATCGAGTGGCAAGACCTTGGAGGCGACGACTGACGTATATTTCTATGCATATCAGGCACAGCCGGGTGACTATATCTTTGCTGATGGAACATACGGCAGTAACCTGAGCTTTTCTTCCTCTACTCCTATCGGTGTCATCTTTTACATCGAGCCAAAGGAGCGCAAATGGGCGATTGCTGTAGCCTTGAAAGATTATGGATCGAGGAGAGTATGGGGACTTTATGACTCCACGGACGCTAACAATGGTATGAATGGTATCAAGTTGAAAAATAATGCCAGCTACAATGTATATAATCTGCCGTTATTGCAGGAATATAGTAGCGGATTGGCTGTATCTGACTCCTCGATGCGTGATGAAAGTAATATTGCTAATGATGGGTTCAAGGAATATACTGTTCTTAATACTGTCAGCGACATCGGTTTTGAAAAAATCACACAGAGTATGTATGATATGAATGTAGGTCATACAACCCTTGGTGAGTACTTTGACCGAGTGGGATTGAAAGTGAACGATATGATTGCACGTGGACAGCTTAATACTCTCAAGATTATTGCTCATAGAGATTACATCTTGCAGGATCCTAACGTAAATCTGTCTATCCCAAAGGCAACGGCTGACAAGACTTTGGCGCAAAGTCTCTCAGAATGTATCAAGTATGTGCAATCATTGCATAAAGAGCAGAAATATCAGCAGTTCTACTACCCTGCCGCCAGCTATTGTAATGCCTATGTTCCTACGCTTGACAGTAACACTCAAACGTTAGCAGAGCCGTTTACTGAGGGCCATTGGTTTCTGATGTCTTCCGGCGAAATGGCAAGATGCTCGTGGTATTCGAGAAACGGATACAATCTCGGTGTTGCAAACAACATCTTTGCACAGGCGAAAGCTGATTTTCGCTTCGATGTATTCATAGACACTTGGTATTGGCTGTCTTCCGAGCATACCGGGTTACATTCTTGGAATATGAATCCTGTCAGTGGGCAGATCTTAGGCTACCTCGGCAACGGCTACAAGTACGACGCTAATCAGGTGAGACCAGCCGTCGCATTCAAGCTGTAGGCTTGAATCCTTCCCGATTTGAATCAATAAGATTAAAAAAGTTTTTGTATTAAATATTAATTAATCAAAATAGAAATTTATGGATAACGAGTTTATGAAAGAGTCACAGATTGTGATAGGCAATGACTGTGGAAGATTTGTGGTGAGCGTAAAGGTGGAAGTAGGAAGCGAGGATATGGTCACGCTGCCAGTAGCCGTATGGAACTATGGAGCAATAGTATCAGCCCTCATCAGATATAAGTACTCAGAAAGTGAGGTAGAGGCAATAGTCAGCAACTCTCTTATGCTTATGCAGAATCCTTCAAGTGTAAGCGAGGAGGAATCAAATGAAAAGATGAATGAGTTCAATGAGTTTCAAGAGTATAGAGAGAAGTGCAAGGCAAGAGCCAAAGAACTTCTCCCCATCGGTGAGACAATGGGGATAAAGGAAATATAGTTCTGAGTATGATGAGAAATATATTAAAAGTAAACAAGCGAGACTGGATAGGTCTTGCTTGTTGGCTGCTTATCAGCATATTGATAGGTCTGCTTGCTTTGCCAGTAATGGTAGGTAGAGAGATATACCAGTACAAGCACTATCACTTGGCGAAGTTTGAGTGGGAAGATATTGTGAGGTATTCCGTAGTGATTGTTCTCGGTAGTATTATTAATTACTTAATTTTAGATTCATTATTATGAGACAGATAAAAAGAATTTTCGTTCATTGTACCGCTTCATCTCAGAAGTGGGGAGTCAAGGAACTGTTGGCAGAGTTTAAGGCGAAGGGTTGGAGAAATCCAGGCTATCACAAGGTGGTAACGGAAGATGGTGTTATACATCAGTTGTTAGACATCAGCAAGGTTAGTAATGGCGTGCAGGGCTACAACTCTACTGCTATCAATATTGCATACGTAGGTGGCATTGATAGCAAAGGTAAGACTATCGACAACAGAACGGAGGCTCAGAAGGTAGCCCTGAGAAACCTCTTGAAAGAGTTGCGCGCGCAATTCCCGCAGGCGATAATAATGGGACATCGTGATATTTGGGGGAGTGATACAAGAAAATGGAAGAAATGGTGTCCTTGTTTCGATGCAAAATCGGAATATAAGGATATAGAATAATGATATACGAAGAATTTGCTTACAGATTGTTACTTTTACAAAACTTAACTTTAAAATTTTGCTCAAAATGAATTGATTTGAGCAAAAAATTGTAATTTTGTCAAGAACGTCAATTAACTATAGACAAAAGGAGGTATTTCAATGACAGAAGAACAAAAAGACGAAGTCCATCGGTTAGTTCAATCAGTCGGTGTTGTACAGTTGTCAAGAGTAATGTTTAAGGACATGGACGTTAGCGAAATTATAAACGTCATTATCCTTGCAGGTAGAGGCTACAGCATAAAGCTACTCACTTGGTTTAAGTATTATTGTGAAGTGATGCCTCTGTTTATCATGCTTTTTCATATTGCATGCATGGTAACATTTGCGTCTCATGAAAAAGAAATGTGCGTATGGTTTAAGGAGAATTGGGTATCGGCAGCATTTATCTATTTTTCCGTTTACATCCATCCGCTTGTACTTATAATTGCGAGCAGATTCTTTTGGCTCTGCTACAGATGGCGTATTCCGATGATAATCTACCTATTTGGGATAAATGCTATTCATATCGTATACTGGAATGTTTTTACCACCAACGAAATGGTGGAAGCTAATGTTGTAATACTTGTAATGACCATTATATTTTATGTATATGGTTTTGCCGATAAGTATTTCTCAGGCAAGGGCTGTCAAAGTTTAATCTCTAGATTATAATGATATGGGAAAGTTATTTGGTTATCACACCTTGGGAGTGTTATTAAAATCGTTGTCTGACTCTTGCTTTCGAGCAGACGAGCAAGAGAAGAGAGGGGAGAAGGTAACTGCTTGCGGAATGAGTAGCGATGAGATAGAAGACCTTTGTGAGAACTATCTGCCGTATGCTCTCAACCCAATGATGAGCACCGAGGAGGTCAAAGAGAAGCTTCACGTTTCTGATGCAACTTTAAATAGAATGGTAGCGAGAGGCGACATTCCTAACGGCGAGTGCAAGAAGCGTGGGCACTCCCGATATTGGAAGAAGTGGGATATTCTTCACTATATTAAGAGTAAGAGAAAATAAGCCCTATCGCATCACGGATAAGCGAGTATGTATGAGTATTATGGACTTTATGTTTCAGACTTTGATTATAGTAGCAATGCTGGTAATCATCAACTGCTCGTTCATTGCATACCTATACTATTCTTACGAGTATAAGAGGACTAATAAGTACTTCTTGGCTTGGGTAACGGTGTCAACTATGACGTTGATGATGTGGTTCGGAGTAGGACTGTATCTGTATCTATCAAATTAATGATGATAAATTTGGTGGTTTCAGAATTATTGCTTATCTTTGCAACAGTTAATCGAGCATCATTTTCACGAGCAGGAATGTGATATTCCCCTATACTATTGGCGTGGTATAGGGGATTTTTTGTTTTTGTCGCTACCGTATTTGCGTTTGATATTACCTACTATCACCTTAAAACACTGATAATCAACCACTAAAAGAAAGTGTGATAGAGTTATATTTGCTCTCCCCTATTCTTTGTACCTTTGCGTCCGTAACGTTACAATAGTGTTAGTTAATATTAAGGATAACTTAAAAAGATTGTATCATGGAAATGACAGATGCAAAGGTCGTAGAGAAGAAAATCTACGAAGATGGTAAGAAAGAGTATGCCAGCAAGGGTTTGGCAGGAACAGCCCTCGGAATTGGCATCGGTGGCTTGGCTTTAGCTTTGCTCAACGGCAATGGTCGTGGTGTATTCGGTTCTCTCGGTGGCAGCAATATGCCTGAGAACGTGAACATCAACACCTATGGGGCTAACACAAGCTCTAATCAGCCAACCGCCTTGCAGGTAATGGAGAAGGAATGCGCTGATGAGGTGAAGCTGCTTACCGATATGTTCGGTTTGAAGCTTGACACCGCTAACAAGTTCTACGCTATGCGTGAGACAGACATCGCTGAGAAGTTCTCCATGTATAAGGGTGCTACTGAGGCTATCAACGCTGAGAACCGCCGTGCAATGCAGGCTGAGTTCGGTCTTTACAAGTCTCAGATTGATGCGGACTTCGGTCTGTACAAGAATCAGAGAGACCAGTACGATGCGTTGCAGGCTAAGTATTGCGACCTCGACAAGAAGGTAGCCGTTATGGAGGCTCTTACTCCTTACAAGGAGAAGCTTATGATGGCTTACGTGAACGAGAAGTGCTGCCGCAAGATTGATGGTCAACTTGTACTCCCTTCTACGCCAGTAGTTACCGGCTACGGCAGTTACGGCTGTAATTGCACCGCTCCTTCAACTCCCACTACCGGAGCGTAACAGAGCAGTAAGGAAGTCGGTTAGACGGACTAAGAAAAAATGAGTTGGTGAGGGGTGTTTGCACTCGTTGGTGGATGCCCTCTCACCTCTCTATAATATATCACCAACTTTAAGATATTGATTATGATGAATTTCGGAAACAGCCCATTATTGGATATGGGTACAAGTCAGCAGCAGCCACAGATGATGGATGCAGAGTTACAGAAGATGTATGAAGCAATTCAACAGAAGCGAGCATCTATCAACATGCAAGCGCAGCAGTCTTCCACCCCTTTATGGGATGAGATTGATAAGATTGAGGACAATCTTACAGGCGCGCAAAGGCAGTACTTGATGCAAAACCAGGAGTACGTTAATAGCTTGCAATATGTATCTAAGTTAGTGCAAGATGAGGAATTGCGCATCATACGCCCTCGCATTGAGAGTACTCAGCAAGGACAGGAAGCATTGAAGAAACATTTGTCTTTGATGCAGCGTTTGAGAAAAGAAGTAGCGCAAGCAGAGGAACATAAATCTGCTATGCTTAACGATTATATGACTAACCATAGTGATAAGACTTGGCAAGAATATCTCGCTTGGTACAACAAGACAAAGAAAGGAGAAACTAAGAAATGAACGTAACAGAACTTAAAGAGAAACTGCTTACATCTTTGGATCTGTGGGCAGACGCAAGGATAAGTGACATGGTAAAGGGGAACCCTGCATTGGCTATCCCTTCCGTATATATGAAGCGTGCTTCACATAACATCATCGCAAAGAATAAAGATAGTTGGGGCAAGAGTATTGACAATGCTACCCTATTCATTGCCGATGAAAACGGGAACATAGATGCTGATACCATATTTACAGACCTTATGCAGATGTTGGAAAGTATCAGTAATTATGAGTTCGACCTTGGTTTCGTTAAGGGTCGTATTGATGACGGCATTTTGACTATTGACTTGCCAGACAATATCATAACGAACATACTCTTTGGAAGCAAGAAAAGTATCAGCTTTACCAAAACTGATTTTGACGAATTGAAAAGTTTAATAACTGCCGAATAGCAGTAAAACATAAGATAATATGGAAGCAAAAGACATTATGAGCAAATTTGATGAGCTTTATGGAATGATGGCATCATCAACCAACGTAAAGTATATGCACGTATTCGGTAATACGATGCGCTGCATGATGAAGGATATGGCTGCGAAGCACCCAGAGTTGGCGCAGGAATATTTAGAGAAGTTGTGCGCTATCAAGTGGAAGAACTACCTTACTAAGAAGGAGGCTTCTGAGATTGTAAACGGTATGAATCCATCTGCAACTTGGGATATGCAGACCTGGCTCAATGCAATGACCGGTCTTGGGATTGCAACAGAAGAGAAGCCTTACTACAACGACTATGCCCTTTATGTTGCAATGAACCAGGTGGTAAGTGACCACGGTTGTACTGTCGCCAAGATGCTTGGCAAAGGCAGTGTGAAGGACATTGATCCTGAACATTTGGTCAAATATGCTCACGAACTTGCGCTTGATTTGCTGAAAGACAAGGATGGCGTATACGATATCAGAGAGTATTTCTTGAAGTAGACTAATATACACGGTTATGAAAAAGGTGTTTGAAAATATTCTATCTTGCAATGATACGCAGGTTATTAAGAACTGCGTCGCAATTATGGCCGACTGTTGTGAAGTTGGGATGAACGACAGCGTAATGCTTGATATGATGAAGCAGGTCAAGGGAGAGATTGGCGCTTGTCATTTTGATGAAGAAATGGCAGATATGCATCTTTGTCTCATAGACCAGCTTCACACTAAAGATATAGCCAAGGACTATTGGCATGAAGTTAAGAATGATAAAATTAATCTCGAAGACTGGTGTGTTCTTTGGGGAGAAATGGTAAAACGCAACGACGCAAAGATTAAGAAATGGTTTCCAAAAATCAGCACGCTCGACTACGAGCGAAAGATTTTCGACGAATGTGTTTCTTTTCTGGAGAACGGAGGAATGCCATATTATGATCTGAATATCTGATTTTTTTCGTTATTCTGAATGAAGTTTCGGTTTTTTTTGCTATCTTTGTAATTAAAGACCGAAACTTTATTTTTTTATGTATTATTCAGGATAACAGATTATGACAGATTTATTAGATTCTTCACAGATTCGGCAGATAGGTGTTACTGTATTTTCAGCTATACTTGCCTTTGCAACGCCAACAGAGGGATTCATCTTGGCGTTGGTTATCGCCTTTGGCTTTAATATCTTCTGCGGTATGAGGGCTGACGGCGTGAGTGTTGTACGATGCAAGAACTTTTCTGCATCGAAGTTCAAGAACGCACTTTTAGAGATGCTCTTGTATATTGTTATTGTGTATGTCATGTACGGAATCATGGTAAGTTGCAACGACAATACGGAAGCTTTGTTTGTGATTAAGATGCTTACGTATATATTCTGCTATGTGTATATATGCAATGCGTTTAAAAATCTCATTAAGGCATACCCTAAAAACATCTCATTCAGAGTTATTTATTACATTCTGAGGTTTGAGTTTGCGAAGGCATTGCCGAGTTACTGGAAGCCTATTCTTGAGAGATTGAATCACGAATTTGATAAAAACGAGGAGGAAAATAAAGATGGCAAACTGTAACAAACTTGCTCCTTTTATTTTGCACTTGGAAGGAAAGATTTCATTGATCGTATCTGCCAGACAAGGCCTCAGAACAAAAAATTCAAAAATGGTTGGTTAAACAGGATTAATGCTTTAGAATATGAAAATGGTTGATAAAATTCTAAGGGTGATTATGGCTGTCGCTGTCATCCTTTTCGTAATGTCAATGTTCTGTAAGTGTACGACAGTAAGGTATGTTCCGGTTACAGAATATAGGGACAGATACGTAAACAAGACGGACACCCTTATGAAAACTGACTCCGTGTGGGTTCACGACAGTATATCTGTCCTTGTCAGAGGGGATACAGTATTTAAGGACAAGTATAGCATTAAGTATCGTGATAGATTTGTGTATAGGAATAAATCAGATACCGTTATAGTAAGAGATTCTATACCATACAAAGTTAAAACCGAGAAACAATTATCAAAGACCGATAAAGCATTCTTGAATATAGGTAAGATTGCATCAGTTTGTCTTTTCATAGGCGTTCTCGCATTTTTAGGTTGGATATACTGGAAGTTAAAGCTACATTAAACGTTCTTAGTTTTTTCTAATGTTTTTATTTAGTTGATTACAAACAAAAAGGGGTGACCGCACGCAATGTGTAGCCACCCCTTGAACATATAACATGATCAGCGCAGAAGTTATTCGTCAGCCTGGATAAAAGAGATTCCATACTTTTCAGTATAGTAATTCTCGTTTTTCACACGTCTTGTTTGCGAATCGTAATATAATACAGTTTTGTCAACTGTTTCATAAAAATAACCATACTTTCGCCTAAGATGATACATTGCATTTTGTATGCACTTGGGAGTGATACGAACTTTATATTTTGTATTTTGTTTTAGACCACTTCTTACACGCCACGATTCCATCTTTCTTGTATGAGTAATCTGCTTGCTCAATTTAGAATAGTCGTATGATTTTCTACCAGAAGACCTCCGTTGTCTTACGTATTCATCTATTCTTTTCTGTGTTTCTTCGGTGTGCCTAAGATGATTCTTTGCAGCACACCGAATTATAGTAGTCTTGGCAAATCCTGTAATCTCTGCTATTTCCCTTGAAGACATCGTTGGATATAACTCAATTACTTTCTCTGTAAGACCTTTTACTTTAGAGTACCATACCATAAACTAACGGTTATCACCGCTACCATGCAACTTTCCTCTTAACTGGCGAGAGTGAAGTTTGTCGTAGTTCATTTTTCCTATATCACTAAGTTTGAATCCAATATCGTGAGAAAGTGTTGCGCAATACCATAGTACATCACCAATCTCTTTGGCAATTTCTAACTTCTTTTCATCTGTAAAAACAGAATCGTTATCACGCAACACTTTCTTAACCTTATCGGAAACTTCACCAGCTTCACCTGTCAATCCCAATGTAGGATAAATGATAGGGTTAGGATAAATAGCAGTCTCCATAGCTAACTGCTGATACTCGTCTAATGTTAAATTATTATTTTCCATTTTAATATTTAAAGTTTAAAATTCATGTTCACTACACACTTGGCCGCAAGATGATTCGTGATCATTATTGCTGCACCATCCTACTCCGTAAACGTCTTCGTTGTCAAACCAATGACAGTTGCCGCAACATCTTTTGTTTTCCATATTACTTAAACTTAATGATGAAAAACTCAGTATCAAGCCACTTGTCGGGACATAAGCCTTTTTTAGGCTTACCGATGGTGATACTCTCTATCTCCTTCTCGACACTGGCTCCCATACATCGTAAGCTGTCAGCAAAACTGGAGCAATAACAGATGGGGCGAAGATGATAGATGCTACAACATCTGGAGCATTCAACTCGTAGTTAACACCTTCTACTTTGTTTTCCTTACTAGCCCAGCCATAAGGCTTTGCTGTAATCGTAGAGCCATCTTTCTTTTTAAAAGTCTTCTCGCTAGAGCAAGAAGCGAACAAACTTGCAACGACTAAGGCTGCCAAAACAATCTTTTTCATATTACTATCTATTTATATCCTTTGCAGGATGGTTAATAATCTTCTACCTCTACAAACTTTCCGTTTTTAAGTCGATACCAAGTATCAGCCTTGATGTTTTCGCCATCAACGTACTCTGTTTTAACGCACGTCGGTATATAGCGACTCTTCTCATTGTTCCATTTCCATTCTGATAGTGTTATCCATGAACCTGCTTTTGCTTTTGCTATAGAGTTGTTACCAGCGCACATTATAACAGAATCTTCTCCAGTGCTATCAATCTGAGCATAGTAGCCTGATGAGCCAATCTGAGCA